ATGGCCAAGGACAGTGCCCTCGTTTCGGTCAACGGGCCTGGCGCGGAGGAGGTTTTGTCCTGCATGAACGGAGGTAGAAACGGGACCTCAATTCATCGGGAGGCGGCGTTGAGGCACATCCATGACTTTGTGTACGGCAGGTTGGGCGCCGTCGATGTCAGCCGCTGGCACGACATCCCGCCCGAACGGTTCACCGACCGTCCAGAGTTGCTGGAGCAGGGTGCATCTCACGACGCTGCCGCCAGGGCACTGAAGTACGCAAGGTGTGCCGGATCGCTCTCGTACGATGAGATCGGGTTCCGCTCGCTGGCCGTGACGCCGACCAAGGGACACGTGCCACTCCAGAGCTTCGCCCAGACGCGGGCGGACGCGCGCCGACAGGACCGACGACGGCTGCCTCCCTTGCTGGAGACGCTGCTTGAGCAACAGCCGAAGCTGAGACACAGGCCGTTGAGCCTACCGGACGGGCACCTTCAGTTCACCATCAACGACCAGTTGGTCAACCTGGTCCGAAAGCCGGAGTCCGACGAGCCCTCCGATGGCATCGTATGGTCGTTTCCGCTGGGCGCACCGCCGAGTTGGGTACTGGACTCAGCCGAGGACCGTGACCTTCCGCTGCTGATGACCCAGCACGAACTGGGCAACCTGCCACGGATGGACTGGCTGCCGGTGCTCACGCTGATCGGCAGCGGGCGTTTCGAGAGATACCAGGAGTGGTCCAACTCGCTGGTCACCGGAGTCTTGCCGGGCACCTTCTACTGCTTCCTCTCACACCGCTGGCTCACGCCGACCGCACCGGATCCTGACGGTGTCCAGGCGCGGCTGACGGCATGGCAGTTCTTCTCGGCCATGTGTGAAGCGGTCTACGTGGCGCACGAGCGGGGCGTTCACACGCCTAGAAAACACAGCGAACTTGTCAGCAGCGCGGTCGGTGTTGCGGGGTCCGAGCTGGCCGAGTCCCTCCTGGTCAATGTGGTCAGGAAAGCACTGGACCCGCCGGCGCTCACCGCGGTGCACGAGGAAATCCTGTCGCTTCAGGAGATCACCGCGGACAACGGGGTACAGGCGGCCCGCTCCGACGCGGGCCTCGCACGACTGCGCGAACTGGTTGCCGGCCACCCCCTGCTTGGCGGCCTGCTCTCGCGCGTCTGCCTCTGGTACGACTACAGCTGTCTGCCCCAGAAGCCTCGCACCCCCGAGGAACAGGCGCAGTTCGAGCACGGAATGCAGCAGTTCGGCCTGTTGCAGGCACTGGGCAGAACCGCCGTTCTACTCGATGACGCGGACGACTACCTGAGCCGGGCGTGGTGCACGCTCGAGGTGCTGACTGCCGACCTGATGCAGAACTTCGACGTGCTCGTGGGTGCCGACAGGCCGACTCTGGTGAAGGGCCGGACCGAACACCACCTGCGCATGCTCTTGGAGGACCGGCCCCATGTGGTGTGGCGTGCGGTGCTGGACACGGAGGTCTTCCGCGTGCAGTCGCCGGCCGACTGTCTGCGGAGGCTGGAACTGGGGGTGACCGATGCCGCGGACCTTCCCGTCATCTACAGGGGGCTGTGTGCTCTCGGTGCCCCCCGGAAGGTACACGTCGATGAGAGCGAAGTGGTCACCGGCACGTTTCCGCTCCCCGTCCTCGACCACGGGCGGACAGTCGTCGTGCCCTTCACCACGAGCCGGCGGGTAAGTCAACCGGGGCCTGCGAAGACAGCCACACTGAACTGGATAGGCGCGTTTGGGCTGGAAGGGCTCCGGCCCCCGGAACCGTTGGCTACGGCTTCGCATGTGGTCCTTGGCCGAAGCCGGTGGCAGAACACCTGCCACGTGGCGGTTGTCGGCAGCTGCGAAGGCGAGGCGGTGCTCATCAGTAACTGGATCCGGGCGCGGACGCAGGAGCTGAAGCGCGTGGTGGGCGCGAGCCCGGAGTCGCTGACCTGGCTGGCCACCGATATCGCACCGGTCGGGCACTTTGCCGAGGGGGCGCTGCGTACGGCCCCGGTCGACGCATCATTGTGGGTGCTGGTCGCCAGCAGTGTCCGCTTTGAGCGGTGCGCCGTGGTCCAGGCGCTCATCAACACGTTGCGGGCGGCTCACTTACCGTTCGTGACGCTCGCCATCGACTCACCTGGGGCGAACGTCAAGCATTTCGCCGCTGCCGATGGCAGAGCGCGGGGCGACGTCTCCGACACCGCGGCAGCGCGGCTTCCGGCCGCCCGTGTCCTGACGGCCGAGTGGCGCGGTGGCCTCTTCCGCGATCAACTTCTCCAGGAGCTTGTGGCCGTCACCGGAGCGGATCGGTGAACGACGACCGGTTCGCCCTGCGCGACCTCCTGTTCGCCGCTGCCCTGGACGGGGACGAGCAGTTGCTCGTCCAGCTGTGCTGGTCTCACGCCGAGACGATCGTCGAGTGGTTCGGCGAGTGGGCGAGGGTGCCCGAGGAACTCCGGGACGACGCCCGTGCGCCCGAGTCCTGGGTCTTTGCGCTGTACATGATCGCCGAGGTCATGCACGGCCTGGGACACCCGCAGCCGATGCAGCGGCTCTCTCCCTCCGGAACGGCCAATCCGGTCAGGCGATGGACATACATGTTCAGCAGAGCGCAGGACAAGTACGAAGAGGGCGAGCCCTCCGCCAGCACCGCGATACTTCGCGACCTGCTGGCAGACATGGAGGGCTCGCAGGGGCCGTTCGCCGAGGAGTTGCAGACCAAGGTCTATGGTCTGCTCGGCGCCAACGCTATGAGGCTCGGTGAGATCCAGGACGCCGTGCGGTACACCGAGCAGGCCCTCCAGTGCTGCGTCGCATCCGGGGACCGCGAAGGCGAGTGGATCTATACCGAGAACCTGGACACCGTGGTGACGGCCAACGAAATCCAGCGGGACACCGCTGTCGGTCGACAGCTGGCGCGTTGCCGGGAGCGCATCGCGTACGCACAGGACCTCAGCGACGTCGGACGGCATCCGGCGAGCAACGACGTGCTGGGTGAGTTGCGCGACGAGGTGGACAGCGACGCTCACGCGGGCAGGCGCTACCTCGGCAAGATCTACGGCTTGCTCGGTCTGAACCACTTCCGGCTGGGCTCCCTGCCCGCGGCCCGGCGCTACACCGAACTGGCGCTCACGGAGTGCCGTCGGCGCAGGGACCTGGTGGGTGACCGTGTCTACACCGCCAACCTGAAGGCGATCGATGACTCCCAACAACAGGGTAGGAGCTGACTCCGCCTCGGTGGCGTGGGGTACGGCCGGAGTCGTTTCGGGCCGCCGGCCCTCAAGATCGGCCGAGGACCAGATTACCCAGCTGGCCGCCCGTCTGCGTGTACCCGGCCCCGGGATGCGGGCGGCGGGCGTACCCCATGGCGTCGGGGTGCCGGCCACCGGTGTTGTCGAGGGCGATGCAGGTGGAAGTGATCCTGCGGGTGTTGCCGATGTCAGCGTGGCGCCGTTTCGACGGCGGCGCCGTGCAGGGGGGCCCGGTGGTGTTGGGATCCTCGAACATGGGTGTGTGGCCGACTTCGTCGAGGATCTCGATTGGGGCGTGGGAAACTCACCGGGCCCGGAACCGGCTTCGGCGACCGCTGGTAATGGCGACCCTTCCGCCGAGCACTCCGGGCCTGGGAGTCGACGGACCCGGGTAGCTGACGTTCAGGCCGTCGAGGCTAGTTCGGGCCGTGAGCCAGAGGTAGGACAGCAGGTCCCGCTACTGCCGCTCGCTAAAAACCACGTGAACACGGACGGCGAGTTGCGCAGCCAGGCCATCGGCTTCACCCCGCTGCAAACTACTGCTGTCGGCCACTCGATCTTCCATGTCTTCGCCGCACTCGCCGAGTTCATCCGCGAGCTGATCGTTTTCGACAGCCGCGAGGGCTTGGCCTCCGCTCGCGCCTGCGGCAGGGGATCGGGACGGCCCGGCTGGGTGGCCGGGCCGCAGTGGGCGGATGGGGTCAGGACTTGGCGGGCTTGCTGTTGGCGCGTTTGCGGGCAGGGCGCGGCTTGGGGTCGGTACCGGGCTCTGCCGGGATGACCTTTGGAGTGCGCTTGCGGGTTACGAGCTCGCCGGGTTGGCTTGCTCCGCTACGGGATTGGTCGCCGCTGTGGTGGCAGGCGGGTTCTGCGGCTCGGGCTGCGGGGCTTGGCCGCGCTCCTCGACCTTGGGCTCGGGCCGGAGGGCGTGGGTGGGCTCGTCCATTTGGTCGGTGTCGTCGCCGGTGGTGCTCGCAGCTGCAACGGTGTCCTCGACGTCGTCGACGTCCTCGGTCTCCTCGGGTTCGGGATCCCAGGGGCGGTGGCCGACGCAGAGGGGCTTGTCCTCGAACACGGGCAGGATGCGGTCACTGATGGCGGCGTAGAGGGCGACGGCGGGGTCCTGGTCCTCGGTGAGGTCGCCGATGTGGGCGGCGCTGTGCCAGCGTTGGCCGAGCGGAAGCGGGGACGGGGCGCCGGGGGCGGGGTGGCCGCCGGTGGCCCAGAGCTGGATGGTGCTGCCGTCAAAGAGGAGGCGCATGCCGATGTGGCAGTCCCGGGGGCCGAGGAGGCAGACGATGCCTTCGTGGTCGACGTCGGTGGCCTCCCAGCCCCCAAGGAGGTTGCCGATGACGCCGGCGGTGTCGTGAAGGGCGGACGGTGCGAGCTGCACGGTGGACTCCAAGAGGTCTGTGGTGCGGTCGGGTTGGGCCCCGCCCCGGGGTCGGGGCGGGGCGGGTGGGTCAGGCCAGGACGCGGACTTCGTCGCCTTCGTCGAGGAGCATCGAGAGGCGGGAGCCGCTGTCCCAGTCGACGTTGAGCGTCTGGAAGGTGGCGTCGAAGGAGCGGACGGTGCCTTGGTCGCCGGGCTGGAGTTCGGTGAACTGATCGGTGGTCGCCACAAGGGCGATGCGCTGGCCGCGGTCGTACATGGGCATGGGTGGGGCCTTCCTGGGGGGGTGCGGTGGGTGGTGGTCAGGCCATGACGGCGAGGTCGATCAGCTCGCCGCGCAGTTGCCAGAAGGTGTCGCCGTCCAGGTCGGGGGCGGCCAGTTCGAGGACCAGGCCGTAGGTCTGGGCGCTGTCGACGGTCGCGGCCTGGCGGGCCTCGTTCTTGACCTCGTCGGGCAGTGCGCTTTGGGCGAGCAGCTCCTCGAGCATCGGTGTCCTTCCCGTGGTGGGTGGGGGCTGCTCCCCCCTCACGCTCTTATTCTAGCTGCACCGAGGGGAGGGGTCAACGAAAATTTCTGCGAAACCGCAGGTCAGATGGCCTAAGCCCTGGCCAGGAGGCTGTCTGCGAGCCTGATCGCCTGCTCGAACGCCTCGGCCACCGCGATCCGGGAGACGATCTCGTTGCGCTCCTCGATGAGCGCGGCCCGCTCCCGGATCGCCTGGTCGATCACGTCGCCCTGCCGCAGCGCGTCCCCGCAGGAGACGACGACGTTCTGCCCCAGGCCCCACACGATGGCGTTGACCGCTGCGCCGGCGGCCGCGAGCGGGTCGATGTCGTTGATCGCCCAGCCGTAGTCGGCCGGGTCGAGGCGCAGGTGGCGCAGGTGCTGCGCCAGGGCCCGGAACATCCCGCCCGACCCCCCGGCCGGCTCATGGAACCAGGAGCCCTTCTTGGGCGGCTCGTCACCGACCGTCGTGCGGGCCATCATGTCGCACAGCTCAGGCGGCGTGTGGTACTCACCCAGGCCCTGGCGGGCACCGTGCGACCGCAGCGAGGTGATGGTCCACGACATCAGGTCGGTGTCGGCGCGGTTGCCCGGGTCGGGGTCGCCGGTCATCTGCAGGATGCCGTAGCGCAGCGCCGTCTCGGTCACCCGGCGGACCGCGTACGCCTTCTCCTCCACCCCGTCCTCGGTGAGCCAGCCCATGAGCGGGGCCATGCGCGCGCCGAGGTCGGGGCGCCGGGACCAGGTCGCCGCGTAGATCTCGCGGTACCCCTGCAGGAGCTGCCAGTCGGTGGCGGTGCTGATGATGCGGGTGACGACCTCGGTGTGGCCCTTGATCGGGAACAGGGCCAGCGCGGCAACGATGCTGACGGGGATGTCCATGCGGTAGCCGCCCCAGTTGGAGGCGTGCCACGCCTCGGCGACTGCTTCGCCGAGGCGCTGGCCGGCCTCGCGAGGGTTGCCGAGCAGGATCGGCCGGATGGTGCGGCGGGCGGGCTCCGGGGCTGCAACCGGCTCTGGGCGCGGGTCGGCGAACAGGGCGTCCGGCACCGCGGCCGCAACGACCGGGCGGGGGGTCTCAGTGGCCGGGCGCGGCGCGGGCGGGCGAGCAGGCCGGGCGGCGAAGGTCGCCGGGACTTCCTCGGCGGCAGCGAACAGGTCGAGCTGGTCCACGGGGTTCTCCGGTTCGTATGGGTGTGGGTGCGCCCCGCCGCCCGGGCCAGGGTCGGCCGGTGCGGCGGGGCGCAGGTACGGGCGGGCTGTGGGGTCAGTCGTCGGTGGCGTCGGCCTGCTGGAGGGCGAGCCGGTAGACGGGGTCGATGGCGGCCAGCTGGTCGAGGCTTTCGGTCAGATCGGCGAGTGCGGCTCGCCACTCCGGGTTGGTGGAGTCGGGGTCGGCTCGCACACGCGCGGCCGCGTGGTGGACACGCTCGCGGAGCCTGACGATCTCCTTGGGGTCGGCCGCCGGTTCGGGCTGGCCGGCGGGCGCCTGCTCCTGCAGCTGGCCGTCGCGCGCCGCACCGCAGTTCTCGCAGGTCTCCACGTGCCAGTAGGCGTCCGTGCCGCAGGCGCAGGTCCAGGAGGCGAAGTGCCAGGTCCACTCCCAGCCGCCGACGCCGTACAGGCCCTCGTCGTTGGGCTGGATGATCGAGGCGGCCGACTCGGCGCCTTCGCCGAGGTACTGCCAGCGGATGTGGACGACGACCGCGCGCGGCTCGCCGTCGCTGTCGGTGTCGCCGTCGATGACGTGGATGGTGTCCACGCAGTCGAAGCCGTCCTCTTCGGCCATCTCCTGCGTGCGGGCGGCGAGCTGGCGGACGGTGTCGAGGGTGAAGTACGGGGACAGCCAGCCGTTCCAGCGGTGCGTGGGGTCGAGCTTGGCGTCGTAGGGGCCCAGCATGCTGTCGATGCAGACCCGGGTGTGGATGTCGGGGTCGGCGACGGGCTCGGGGCGCTGGGCGTGGGTGTCGGTCACGGCGCGGTTCCTCCGGGTGTGGAAGGGGCCGGGCTCCCGCGTGGTGCGGGGCCCGGCCCGAAGGGGGTTGGGGGTGTGGGCTACTGGCCGTAGAGGGCGGCCAGGGTGTGGACGAGGACGGCGGCGGCCTCCTCGTCCCGGCCGGAGGCGACGAACGCGGCGTGCTGGTAGAGCGTCGCCGCGGCGGTGCCGTTGAGGCGGGCCACGAACTGCTCGAAGCTCAGGTGACGCTGGTTGAGCGGGCGGAAGCGGTATCCGGCGCGCAGAGCGTCGAGGACGATGCCCTCCGTGCGCTGTGCGGTGATCCGGGTCAGGGCGATGCCGCGGGCGGCGCGGCGTATGGCGGGGTGCGTGTCCGAGGTGCAGGCGCTCGGGGCAGCCGAGCGGCGGCCTCGGTCGGCGCGCATGCGGGCGCAGGAGGAGCGGATCCGCTCGACGTCGTACAGCTGGCGTGCGGTGAGGCGGGCCAGGGTCGGGGTGTCGGCCCAGACGCGGTAGATGCTCACGCACGCGGAGTGGAGCTCGGCCCACAGCATCTGGTCCTGGTCCAGGTCTGCGGGGGCCGGGATGACGTCGACGACTCGCATCCCGTCGCCGGCGTCGTCGAAGACGACGAGCCAGGCGGGCGCGGGTCTTTCGAGGGTGACGGCCATTTCGGTCTCTCCAAGAGGTCGGTGGTCTGGCGGGCCCGCCCCGGGGTGGGGCGGGCCCGGGGAGGTCAGCGGCGCGACAGGCCGTCGCCGAGCGCGTTGAGCACGGCGAGGGTGGCCTCGAACTCGTGGCCGCGGTGCGGGCTGTCGGCGATCGGCACGAGCAGTTCCACGAGCACGCGGATCAGTGACTCAGGGAGGGTGCTCAGCCAGTCCTCGATCGGCAGCTTCGAGCCGCTGGCGCCGCGCGCGAACGGCGAGTCGTCGTCGTTGTAGGCGGCGGTCAGGGCGTCGTTGATGAGGCCGGTGACGCCCAGGTACTCGTGGATCGTCAGGCGTTCCTCGTCGCCGAGTTCGGCCATCACGAGGTCGATCGCTTCGCGCATGCTGTCCTCCGGGTGGGTGAGGGGGAGCTGCCCTCCCCCCTCCTCGTGCTCTTATTCTACGCGCAGAAGGGGGTGGAAGTCCAGAACTTTTTTCGGAAAACCGCAGGTCAGATGGGTTGTCTCACGAGGTGTAGGGGCGGGGGAAGGCGACGACGAGGGCCGTCGCGTTGTCGGACTTGTCCTGCCAGCGGCGCGCGCACCGCACGCCGTCGTCGACGAGCGAGCCCGCGCTGCCCTTGGCGTCCAGGCCCATGTGCGCGGTCAGCTGCAGCAGGCCCGGCTCATAGGTCTCCAGCGGGTGGTACACGCCGTCCGAGCACAGGATGAGCTGGGCGAACAGTTCGGCGGGCGCGGCCACGCTGCCGATCTCGCCCTCCTCCAGGGTCGAGGTCACGCTGTGGTGGTCCCACGCCTTGGGCTGGCGGCCGGCGTCCATCAGCTCCTGCGCGTAGTTGTGGTCCTTGGTCAGCCGCTCGATGGTGTCGATGTGAGAGAGCCGGTAGGCGCGAGCGTCACCGGACCAGGCGACGCGGATCAGAGAGTCGGCGCGGTCGTAGACGGCGACGACCGCGACGGCGCCCGGGTCCATGTGGCTCCAGCAGCGGCGGCGCCGGTAGGCGATGGACTCGCGGACCTCGGCGATCGCGGCGGCCGGGTCGCCCAGGCGGGCGGCGGAGCGGGCCAGGACGGGCGCCCAGGTCCGCACGTGGCGGCAGACCTCCTCGTCGTCGCCGATGCCGTCCAGGACGACATACGCCCACCGGCCGCTGGCCGCGTCCCGGCGGATCGCGAAGGCGTCGCACTGCTCGTCGCGGGTGCCGCGGTCCTGTACGGCGCACACGTCGGGGCGCAGTGAGATCGACGCGCCGCGCAGGATGTCGGCCCAGCGCGTGGCGACTTCGAGTGTGGCGTCCGGGATCGACTGCAGGCGGCCGTCGGGGTATGGGGCACCGGTGATGACGGCGACGCCGCGCAGGTCGGGGGCCTGGCCGCGGCCGAAGGTGCGCCAGGTTTCGCGCGCGATCTCGTTGCGGGTGCGGGTGGGGCCGGGCTTGGCGGTGTGGACGGTCATGTGCCGCCCCAGGCGCCAGGACGTCACCGGCCCGTCGACCAGGTCGGCGATGGTGGACTGCTGGCGCTGGGTGCTGTCGGGCAGGGTGGTGCGCTCGAAGACGCCGTCCGGCTGGACGTACAGCATGGTGGTGCTCACGGCGGGTCTCTCCTTGGGGTGTGCAGGAGCCGGCGGCCGGGCCCGCGTGGGGCCCGGCCGCCGACTGAGGGGGGTCAGGAAGAAGCGGGCGCGTAGCGGGTCTTGAGGGCGTCGACGATGCGCTGCAGGTTCTCGCGCAGCGGCGCGGGTACCTCGGTGTGCTCGCCCGCGTCACCGAGGGCGCCGAGCAGGACGACCGGCCCGTGAATGGCGTACGGGAGCTGCTTGAGGCGGATCGCGCTGATCAGCGAGGTGACGTACAGGTTCTCCGGCTGCAGCAGGCCGCCGTCGGCGTCCATCGCGACGGACAGCCGGCGGCTGCCGTCGGTGGTGCGGGCGTAGTGGGCGATCTCCACGAAGCCGCCGACGTGTTCACGCAGGGCGGGCACCAGGGCATCGCCGGTGGGCAGTTCGAGGTGGGTGAGGGTGCCGTCGATGTCTAGGCGAATCGCGCGGATGGTGGCGCTCATCTCGTGTTCTCCAAGAGGTCGTTGGTCCGGGGAGGGCTCCCCCCCGTTCTGCTCTTATTCTAATTGCAGATCGAGAGGGGGTCAAGATTTTTCTTAGCGTTTCCGCAGGTCAGAGCGTTGCGCCAAGGTACGGAGGTTCGCGGTCGGTGAGGGGATCGGGCCAGTCCACCCCGTCCAGTGCGCGGCTGTGGGTGTCCGGCACCTCGGCGAGCGGCGCGCCCACCCAGTGCAGGCCCAACGCGGCGAGGATGAACGCGTCGGCCTTGTCGTAGCGGCCCACGCCCTCGCACTCCAGGCCGTACCTCGAGGCGACCGCGTCCCGCACCATGCCCTTGGCGATGCGCGCCCGCTTCTCCTTCGGGTACTCCTTGGCGGGGTTCGCGCTGCCCGTGGCGTAGATGGTCCGCGAGTGCGGGTTGACCACCGCGTACGGGATGTCCCGCTCCCACAGGTCCTGCGTGATCACCCACCACAGGCCCGCGAGTTCGTGGTGGCCGGCCTGCCCACCGCGCCCGTACGCCGCGCCCTCGATCACGACCAGGTCCGCCACGCGGGTCCGGTCGCGGATCTCCTGGCGCAGCCAGCCCAGCCGCGCGTGGCTGCGCCCCTTGAAGCGCAGCGCGTCGGCCCAGCCGTCACCGGCGATGCCCGTGCACGTCAGCGACGGGTCGAGGCCGATGACGAGCGGGGCGCTCACCGCGCCCCAATCCCGCGCAGCCGCACGGCCCGGTCGACGGCCGACCGCCAGGCGCGCCGGTAGCGGCCCGCCCGGTGGCGCAGCTCGGCCAGCTCGGCGTCGATGCAGGCCGCCAGCGGCGCCCCGAACACGACCTCGGGCGACCGGCGTCGGGCGGCCATCGCCTCCCAGAAGGCGCGGGCCGCGGCGTCGGGCGTGTAGTCGGGCCCGTATTCGAGACGGCCGTCCGGGTGGATCGCCACCAGCTGGCCGATGACGATGGTCGGGGGCGGCGGCTCGGCGATGGTGACGGTGCCCAGGGTGCCTGCGGGCACCGTGATGCCCATCGCTATGCCGGCGTCGCCGGGCTGCGGAGTGGGGGTGCGGTTCACAGCGGTGTCCTCGGTTCGTGCGGATCAGTGCGGGTGCGCGGCCGAGGGCTCGTCGTCGGTGTGGGGCTGGGACGTGGCGTAGCGGACCAGGAGGGCGGCGTCGCCGAGCAGCGCGATCACCGAGTGGGCGTAGTCCTCGCCGGACGCTTTGGCAGCCGCGAGGTACAGGGCCTGGCAGGTCGGCTGGTCCTCGTTGAGAAAGGCCGTGATGAACCGCTTGGCGAAGACGTGGGCGGGGTGCTCGGGGCCGTCGTCCGGGTCGGGTGCGGCCAGCGCCCACAGGGCGTTGGGGTGCTGGTGTCCGTACAGGTGGTGGAGGCTCTTGCGCGCAGCCTCGGCGATGGCGCAGCACACGCCGTACATCTCGTTGCCGGTGCTGCGCTGTGCGATGTGGGCCATCAGGGCCGACGCCCGCTCGTGTTCGCCCTGGACTGCGCTGGTGATGGCGGCCATGACGTGCTGAGCGCGCTCGCGGGTCTGCATGGTGCGGTGGTTCCTTGTCTGGTGGTCTGGTGGGGGCCGCGCCTGCGGGGGTGGTCACCGCGAGCGCGGCCCCGGATCAGGGGTGGGGCTGGGTCAGGCGGCGGGCAGCAGGCCGAGGCTTTCCGCCCACTGGCGGCCGCCGGATGCCCACGCGATGGCGTGCAGGGCCAGACGCCTGTTGTGCTCGTCTAGGGAGCTGATGTCGGACAGGGACAGGGCGTGGCGGCCGGTCAGGAGGCAGGCCAGGCGCAGGATTTGCCACTCGGCGAGGTTGCCGATGAGCGGGCCGTCGCCGGCGGACAAGCACGCGGAGGCGACGAGGCGCCAGGCGATGCGGGGGCGGCCGTCGCCGTCGACGGCGACGAGCTGGCCGCGCTCCAGCTCGGGCAGCCAGTGGCCGTGGGCGGCGAGCAGCCACACGGCGGACTCCTGCTGCCACGATCCGGCTGCGCGCTCTCCGAGGCGGGTGGCCAAAGCGGTGGTCTCGTACACGGTGTTCTCCAAGAGGTCGGTTGATCAGCGGGTGGTGCGGTCTTTGGGCAGGTGGCCGACGTGGAAGCCGCCGCAGTGCCGTTTGCGGCACCGGTAGACGTTCAGCCGGACGGCGCCTTCGGCGATGAGCTGCTGGCGGTGCCGTTCGGCGGACTCGTAGGTGGTGTGGCGGCGTTTGCCGGTGCAGGCCCGGTTCTTGGTGCGGATCACTGGGCCCCTCCCGGCTCCTCGTCGGCGCGGACGCAGTCCGCGCACCGGTAGCCGGGCAGGTCCCAGTGGGTGCGGTCGGCGACGCCGACGATCGGGCGATCGCAGCGGGCCGTGTCGGGGTTGGCGGGGTGTCGTTTGTGAGTGCTGCGGCCCGCGCTGGTGCGCCACACCCACTCGCTGTGGAGGGACACGCAGGTGACCTCCACGGGGGTGGTGCCGACTCGGCCGGTGATGTGGCGGCTGGTCTCGCCCTTGCGGCTGGTCGGTGTGGCCACGCCGAGCCGAGGGGCTTCGATGGCGTTCGCCCACTGTTCGAGAACGCCGGGCGCGGGGTGGTACAGGAAGACGCGCAGGCCCGAGGTGTCGTGGTCGATCTCGATGCTGTCGGCCTCCAGGCCGGGGTGGGCGGAGGCGAGGACGGCGCCGGCGATCAGCGGCTTCAGGGCCTTGCGCAGCGGGCGGGTGGTGGGGTGGGGCATGGCTCTCTCCGGGAGGTCTGGCCCCGCCCCTTCCGGGTGGGGGTCGGTGGGTCAGGAGGCGATCGGCAGGACGAGCTGCTGGTTGCGGGTGTCGCGGCGGCGGGCGGCGATGAGGCGGCCGACCTGGCGGCAGGAGATGCAGGCCTTCTCTCCTTGGCGGCTGTGCTCGCGCGCCCCGGCCTCGGTGCCGCAGGAGGCGCGCAGCTTCGGCTCCGCCAACTCCTCGTCGTCCGCGACGTCCAGGGCGTCGACGACGGCGCCGTTGCACCACAGGCGTCCGCCGGCGATGCCGTCGAAGAAGACCTGGACGGGCTTGATCAGTGCGATGCACTCGGCGCGGAACGGGCAGAGCCCGCAGGTTGGGAGGTGGGGAAGGCACAGGACCTGCAGATCCTGTGCAGTGCGCCAGGCGTCTTCGGCGGGGACGAAATCGGCACCCCTGCCGCTGCAGGGCGCCAGCTCGGTCCAGTCGCTGGTCTTCACGCTTCCTCCTCCGTGATGCGGTAGTGCGGGGTGGTCATGTCGTGCTCCAAGAGGTCGTTGCTGGGGGAAGGGGCGGCGGGCCGGGCCCAGGGTGAAAGGGCCCGGCCCGCCGGGCTCACAGGACGGCCTTGATGCGCTCGCCGATGTGTCGGGCGACGTTCACCGACACCGCGTTTCCGGCCTGCATGGTCTGTTCGGCCTGGTTGCCGACGAGGATGTAGCGGCCGTCGAACCGCTGGGCACCGAGCTGCTCGCGGGGCTTGAGCATCCGGAAGTGGCACTCCTCCACGGCGGGCGCGGAGCGCACCAGGGCGGCGGAGTCGCGGGTGGACAGCGTGTGCACCGGCTCCCCGGCCGTCTTCACGGCCGCCTTGCGGTAGGGGATGACCAGCGTGTTGCGCAGCTCGGGCGGGACCGGTCCGCCGGGGACGACCAGGCCGTGATGGTTGCCCTGAGCGGTGACGGCCGTCATCGGGTCGGTGGCCAGCGCCGGTTGCGCGTTCTGCCGGTAGGTGATGACGAACGGCTCGGGGTCGACCGTGAGCAGGGCCTCGCTCTTGCGGGTCAGCCGGGCCCGCATCGGGTCGGTGACGTCGCTGCAGGTGGTGTTCCAGCTCCCGCCGGTCGGCACGAGCAGCGCGTCGCCCTGCTTGATGGTGCGGGTCGAGAACGGGCGCTCGGCCACGGCGTAGGCGCGGTCGGTGCCGTCCTTGCCGTGGTTGAGGGTGATCGAGCTGGGCGTGTGGGGGAACTTGGCCAGGCCCGCGCGGATGCGGTCCATGGTGGTGTCCACCAGCGGCTTCTTGCGGTCGCCGATGCGCTGGCCGAGGTCGTCCCAGTTGATGACGGACGCGGCCGGGCGCACGTACGGCTCGACCTCGGCGTGACGGCACCGCGTGTTCGGACAGCGGTAGTTGTAGTCGCGCCGGTACTTGCCGATGCGCACGCCGGGGGTGAACCACGCCTTCTTCGCGCGGATGTCCTTGCCGCACTCGAAGCAGAACGCCGTCGGGCGGGGCTCCAGGTCCGGCTTGGGCATGCCCTTGAGGCGGAACACGATGTAGATGCGGTCACGCCACTGCGGGGCCCGCAGGTTGTCGTCGTCGCCGACGTGCGCGGAGGTGGCGCACATGATCTGCGGCTGCTCGTAGCCCAGCTCCGTCATGGCCTTGACCCAGGTCTTGAACAGGACCCACATCAGGGCGAACTCGACGACGTTCTCGATGACGACGTACGGAAACCGCTTCGCCTCGCAGGCCCGCACCACGCACCAGGCGGTGGCCCGGGTCCGCTCGAACGCGTCGGGCGTCAGGGCCTTCCACGACTCGGCATCGTCGTCGTCGCCGAGCTGGTCGAGGACGTCGAACAGGCTGATCTGATCGGTGGGGTGAACGCGGCCGCCGGCGGGGCTGACCTCGGTGCAGATGATCGACGCCCACAGCATCAGGGCGCGCGGCAAGAACCGCATCGGGTAGCCGGTGACGTCGGCGGTCAGGTGCTCGATCGTGGGGTGATTGGCGGCGTGGCTGTCCATGGCGGTCTGCCAGTGGTTCATGGCGAGCTTGCCCGTCCAACCGGCCTCGACGAGGCCGGAGGAGGAGCCGCCTGCGCCGGCGAGCAGGTCGTTGAACGTCAGCTCAAGGCTGCGGGGAAGCGTGGTCAGCACGGGGTTCTCCAAGAGGTGCGACGCGGCCCCGCACTGGGTGCGGGGCCGTGCCGGTCGGGGGCTGGTCAGGAGGCGGGGGTGAGGAACACGACGAGGACCTGCTGGTGCCGGTGCCAGACCGTCAGCGGCCACTCCTCACCGCCCTGCTCGTGCGCGAGCTCCCAGCCGTCGTCCTGGAGCAGGTGGGTGTGCCAGCCGTAGTCCTTGACGGCTTCGGCGGTCCCCTCGAAGGGCCCGGAGAGGACGCGGCGGGTCGGTGTGTGCTGGCCGTTGACGCCGATGGTGACGATGGACAGCGCGGGCTTGGTCCGCATGACGATGTCGCCGAGGTGGCGGCCGGAGGCACGGTTTTCGTCGTCGGGAAGGCCGAGCAGGTACATGGCCAGCGCGGACAGCAGCGCCCGGATGTCGGCGGCGTGGTGGCTGTGCTCGCCGTCCGGGGTGGAGTCGTAGACCAGGGCGTCGAAGTTCGGGTTGTCCTCGTGGCCGCGGGTGACGGTCCAGCCGGTGACCTCGTCGAGGGTGGCGGGCAGTTCGTCGGCGGCGCCGATGACCAGGTGGGAGCCGTCGGGCAGGTTGACGTAGATGACGCGGCCGTTGCCGTCCTCGATGTCGCAGGCGAGTCCGGCCATGCGCAGCGGGTTGGTCACGGCTGCGTACTGGCGCCACAGCCCTGCCAGACGGGCGTGTTGACGTTGCCGTGCTTCGGCATCGGGGCGAGGTTCATCATGATCTCCAAGAGGTGAGCGGTGGTCACAGTACAGAGTTGTGGCACATCTGGGAACCGAGGGGTGGGCAGTCCACCCCCCGGACCCAGGGTCAGGCGGAGTGAGTCGGTGCGGTCCGCATCGCGAAGCCGAACGCGGCGGCAATCCCCTCGATCAGGTCGATGCTGGCCGCGTACCGACCGTCCTTGTACTCGCGGGGCGCGACCCCCAGTGGGCCGTGGAACTCGCCGTGCGCCTCGGTGAAGGCGACCGGCCACGCCTGGTCGAGAAGGCCGACAACTCCCTCGGAGGCGACGACCAGGACGTCACCGTCGTGGATGTCGTCGCGGCACTGGGAGGCGTCGTACGCCTCGCGGGTGTCGTCGAAACGGTGGACGGCCGGCTTGCGGCGGCTCGGGTCCTCGACGGTGACGACGCCCTCCTCGGTGAGCGTCGTGACGCTGAGCTTGACGCCGAACGACCAGACCTCGGCGATGTGCTTGGTGTCGTCGTTCTCGTGCCGGAGCTTGAGCACCCAGGAACCGCCCTCGGTGGACGCGGTGGATACACCCTGCTCGCTCATGTGGTTCTCCTCTCGATGCCAGGGGGACCCTCCCCCTTCCTTCTGCTCTTATTCTACATGCATTCGTTGGGGGGGCCAGATTTTTCTTTTCGCCCGGAACTACGTGCCGTGTCTGGTCGACGGCCTGTGAGCCATCCGCGACCGACCGGCACGCGCAGCCTCCCGCGCCGCCAGCCGGGCCGCCTCGACGTCCTCAGGCCGCTCCTCCGCCCGGCGGGCGGCTTCCTCGAGGTCGGCCCGCAGAGCGTGCATCTGCTGCTGCTCGGCCCGATGCGCGGCAGCCTTCCGCTGCTCCGCGACAGCCGCGCGTCCAGCGCGCGGGTTCGTCCCGCAGCCGCGGCAGTTGGCCGCCGGTGCAGCTGTGTGTTTCGGGCAGCCGCGAGGCTCCCCTGCGGCGTCAGCCGCGGGGGTAGGGGGGGAAGGAAGGACAGAGGAAGAAGAAGGAAAAGAAGGGGTTCCACCGGTGGAACCTTCTGGGTTCCCCCCGTGGAACCCACTGGGTTCCACCGGTGGAACCCGGCGGCTCTCCTCGTCAGGGTTCCACCCGTGGAACCCTGCCTTCTTCACGCCCTCACCTGCGGCAAGAGCACGCGCGTCGATGTCCTCCCGGTTCATAGCGGGCTTGGACGGCCTCGCGCGACTGACGCCCTGGCGGGCCTTGCGCGGGTTCTTCGGCGCCGCGTCCGAGGCGGCGAACCGGCCCTCCAGTTCGTCGTTGGAGGGGATGGTCGGCACCCCGAGCGGGAAGACCCTGTAGACCGCGCGACGGCCCGCCTTACCGACCTCCACGCGCTCCACAAGGCCCTTGGCGACCAGCTCGGTGACGATGGTCATGGTCCGCTTCTCGGAGACGCCGACCCACGCCCGCAGCCGGCGCAGGCCGGGCTTGGACAGGCGCGTCTCGTCGTCGGCCGAGTCGCAGATCTTCATCAGGGCCAGCTTCTGGCCCTGGTTGACCACGTCGCCAGGCAGGTACGCGGCAATGACCATCAGGTGGATGGACAACGGAACTTCCCCTCTACGGGCACGCTGCCGCCCGCCCGGGTCGCGGGCGGGCGGCAGAGCATCCGGTCAGGTCAGCCCTTGTAGGGCTTGACGTTGATGGTCTTCGGCGTCGTCTGCGACGTCTTCTTCTCCGGGACCGCCAGGCCCGCGGCCTTGAGGTTGGAGACCATCCGCTTCTCGTCGGGCAGCATCGGCACGACGATCCGGGCGATCTCGTGAAGGTCGACCATCGCCTCGACGTCGGGCACGTACTTGGGGTTACCGCCTGTCCACGCCAGCTCGTTGGCGCCGTACACGCCCGCCGGCGACGCGTCGATCTTCGCGCGGGCGAGCTTCTTCAGCCGCTTGCCCTCGGTCTCCAGCTCGTGGCCGCGCACGTAGTCCTCCAGGGCCTGCGCGCGGTCGGCGTCGTCGTGGATCAGCACCGTCTGCACGGGGCCGCCCGGCCGCTCGGGCAGGCCCCAGCAAGCCGTCATGAACGGGCAGTAGTCGCAGATGGCATCCAGGCCGGGGCCGTCGAAGTCACGGCGGCCCTCCTCGGGTGTGTTCAACTCGCGCACGCGCTGGACCCACCAACGGGCGCGGGTGGCCTCGTTGGGGTCGAAGGGGAACTCCTCGATGTGCTCCTCACCGTTGTCGCGGTTGACGAAGCGGAAGCGGATCCGGGCGACCTCCAGCGGGCCGAGCTTGGCCAGGTACCGCTGGCCGCGCCGGTCCTCGAAGCCGACCGTGCGCAGCAGGTCGGCGTACAGGTAGACCTGGCGCAGCTCGGCCTGCGTGGGGCCGTAGCGGCGCACCTTGTCCCACAGCCACGTCGACTTGGTCTTGACGTCCTCGACGGTCACGCCGTGTTCGGCGGGAACGAGGGGGCGGTGACGGGCCGGGACACGGGCGGCGGTCGCCTCGTCGAGCTGGACGGCGTCGACGTGGCCCCGGATCGACTCGTTGGCGACGGCGGCCTCCACCAGCCACCCGTACTCGGTACGCGCGGCGCCGAGCAGGCCCTCGTGGATGTACGTGCCGAGGATCGCGGCGCGCTTGTCGGACTGGTCGGTGGGCGTGGTCCCGGCCAGGATGTACGCGGCACGGCGTTCGCACACGGTGTCGGACGCGCCGAGCTGGGTCTGCAGCGAGCGCGGCCGGCGGGCGTCGACGTCGTGGGCGGCCGTCCACAGGGACGGTGCGGTCTCCACAGGTTGTGCGGTCATCAGGAACTCCAGTGGTGGAAGAGGGGGTTCAGCGGCTGGCGGCGGTCGCGGTGGCGCGCTTGCGGGCGGGGCGGCGCTTTGCCGGTGCGGGCGCGGGCGGCTCGTCGTCCGGCTCGTCGCCGTCTTCGGCGTCCTCGGCGGCCTTGCGCTCGACGGCGGCCCGGAGCCGCTCCGCGTCGGTGAGGGCGCTGTCCTCGCCCATCTCGCCGGGCGGGTTTTCGATCTGGGCGACCTTCTGCTCGATGGCGTTGCGGATGGCGACGATCTCGGCACGGGTCAGGCCGGTGCCGTCTTCGGCGGCGTCCCACCACAGCTGCCGCAGCTTCGCGACGTCGCGCAGCTCCTCGACGTCGTGCTCCTCCAACCAGCCCTGGACGCGGTCACCGGCCAGCGCGGGCATCTGCCGGGGCTGGGAGTCGACCGAGCAGCCGAGCAGGTTGAACACCAGGTCCTCGACGGTGAAGTTGGGCAGCTTCATCGGCTTGCCGTCCTCCACGCGCAGCTGCAGGGAGCGGGCCTTGATGACCTCGGGGGCCCTGCCGCGGCGCATCCGCACCCACACCGAGCAGTCGAACGCCAAGTCCTTCTGGGCCTGGACCTTCCACTCCCGCAGCACGCGACCGCGGTCGGTGACGGGCTTGCCGTTGTCGTCGATGGCGGTGATCTGCTTGCCCCGGGCGGTGATGATGGCGATGCCGGGGAACGTCTGCAGCAGGTGGATGACGTCCTGCCACCGCTCGGTGGCGTCGTTCCACAGGTTCATGCCGACGTCGATCGCGGCGTCCGGGTCGCGGTCGAGCCGTTCGGCGTTCGTCTTGCCGCGCCGGGCCCGCTCGTTGGTCCAGGTCTTGAGCATCCGCCACAGGGCGGTGCCCGAGTCGATCGACAGCACGACGGGCGGTTCGCCGGCGGCGGCCGCGCGTCGGGCCTCCATGTAGACGGCCCGGATCTGCTCCAGGATGTCGCGGTAGGTGCCGTCGTGGTCGATGATCAGGTAGTCGGCGCCGGGGATGGCCGCGTACTCGTCGGCGCTGCCCTCGGCGAGGTCGATCCAGTACATCTGGCCGATGCGGTCGGAGCCGGAGAACTCGGCGGCGGAGTAGGTCTTGCCCGCCCCCTCCTCGCCTTCCAGCAGGATGAGCGGCCACGGCACGATGCCGGTGGGTCTACGGGTCTTGATCTTCAAGGCCATCTGTCGTGCTCCAAGAGGTCTGGTCTCACGCGGCGCGCAGGGCCCGGGTCTCGAACAGCGGCGCCCACTCGCCGTGTTCTTCGATCAGGAGCCGCACGTACCGGCTGCGGAAGTTGTTGTTGAGCCGGAAGGCGTCGCCTTGGGTGGCCTGGCCATAGCGCCAGCGCAGGAGCTCGAAGAGCATCCCGATGCCGACGTGGCGAAAGCCCTTGGCGACGCAGTCAGCAGTCAGGGCCTCGAGGTGCCGCAGCACCCAGGGGTTGAGGGCGTGGAACGCCTCGAACCGCTGCTGGATGGTCTGGCCGGGCTCGATGTCGGGCTGCTGCACGGGCTGGATGTCGTCCAGGCCCGGCAGTTGCTGCTGGTGAATGGGCACGAGATCCCCGAAAGCAGTGCTGCACTCCAATGGTGTGGCACATCTTTGCTGATGGGTATCGCGTGATCAACTGCCACCCCATGCCGCCGTCGACATCGCCAGCCGACGCCGACGGCGAACGGCCCGAGCGCACGGTCCCCCACATACCCCCTCTCACGAATAAGAGCAGCGCCCCGGTCGATGACGCTGCTCTTATTCTACTATCGCATTGAGGGGGTGTCCAGCTATTTCCGCAGGTCAGACGGCCCTTGCGGCGAGACCTCGCGGGACGATCTTCGAGCCGGGCCCGGTGTACCGGCGCTGCCGCAGCGCGGCCTCCACCTGCGGATCAACCGTCCAGGTCAGCGTCCGGGACTTCTCCCGGATCTCCGGAACGGCCTTGATCACGGTGTCCAGCAGCCACAGCGGCGAACCGGACAGCTGGTAGTCGGCCGACGCGAACCGGCCCTGCCGCACGACCGCCGACAGGTTCTGCTGGCTACTCAGCCCGAACAACTGCGTCACCTCCTGCAGACCGACCATCGGCGGCACTTCCTCGAGGGACGTCGCCCACACCCCGGGCTCCTGCTCGGCAACGATCCGCTGCACGGCCAGGGTGTCCAACTCCTTAGGCCGCGGCGTCATCTGCCCGAAGCCCCGGGCGAACGACATCAGCCAGTACGGGGAGCCGGACAAAATGACCGCGCTGTCGTAGTTCAGAACGCCGCGCGCGATCCACTGCGTGACCTGCGTGGGCTTCACCCCGTACAGGGTTGCGAACTCCTGCCTGCCCGCCAGGAACGGCTTCTGCATCGCCGACCCCCCTCCTTCTCTTTCACGAGTGCCCTTAGATATTAACTAGCGTAGGGCCTCGGGCGACGAGGGCTTAATTCGTGAGCTGCCGGTCGGGTGCGGGCGCCGGATACACCCGATCATGCGGGGTCATGACGATGCCGAGCTGCTCGGAGAAACGCCGCTCGATGGCGTCGCTCCACTCATACAGGTCGCCCCGCGCATCGCGGAACCAGCGGGCGCCAGCGACGTCCGTGAAGAAAAACGGGGTGGGAGCTGGCTTGGAGAACTCGATCTCGAAGCCTTCAGACCCAGACTCCCTCGCCCGCCCCTTCGGGGTGATCACCCCCACGTTCCAGTTCGCGCGCGGCCCGCCCGATGTGGCGGGAGCGTTGAGGACCACGTCGAAGAGTTGGCGTGACGGATGTTCCTCAACCCTCAGAATGGCGATCTTTCCCCTACCACGCGGGCATTGCACGTGATGTTCTTGCGTCGAACATCCGTACCCTTCAAGGGGGATAGTTGAGACGCACACGCATAGCGACGGCGTTGCGCTGCATGGCAGCCGGCGCCGTCATCGCTGTTCTGGCCGGGGCGTCACCTGCTTTAGCTGCCGAGCCTGATCCGCTGGCCGTGCCGCCGCAGGTCCACGGCCCGGAAGCACAAGCGTCGATCATGGCCGGGTCGCGTCCGGTGTCGGGCACGGCCCCGTCGGCAGGGCCGAGGTTCACCAAGTCGGGCACTCAGTGGCGGGTGGTCGCCCCGGAGGCCGTGCTGCGTAACACGGTGACCGACGCTGATGGGGACAAGTCGACGCTGACGTTCGAGGTGTGGACCGTCAAGGCGGACGGCACCCCGGACACCAAGGTTAAGCTGACCGACGCCAACCCCTACGGTGTCCTGGTGTCGCCGTATGTGGCGTCGGGGTCGCTGGCCAGCGTCAAGGTCGACTACGGGGTCCTCAAGCCCCGTACGCAGTACATGTTCCACACCAACGCGTTCGACGGCAGCCTGTACGAGACGACCTGGTCGCCGTGGACGAAGTTCACCATCGAGCCGTACGCGACGTTCCCAACGGCCCAGTCGACGTCGGGGATCGATCCGGTGGCGCAGACAACGGTGGAGTTCACCCGCACGGATCCGGACGGGTCCGCCACCGCCGCCCCGCTGTCCGCGACGTCGGAGCCGACCCTGTCGGACTTCGCCGAGGGTGACTGTTCCAAGCCGGACAAGCAGGACCGGCGGGTGTGCTTCACGCTCGGCAAGAGCGCCAAGGACAATGCGAAGCGGTCCAAGGCGCCCAAGCCGGGCAAGACCAGGGAGACGACGCAGACTTTCACTGATGCCTCCGCTGAGGCTTTGGCGGGGTCCCCGACTCCGGGCGGAAATGACGCGGTGGACCTGGTCGACTGGTGCACCAACGCCGCTGACGGTCTGGACTACATGAATCGTACTGAAGCCTGCCTGAAGGACCTGGGCGAGGGCGAGCTGTGGTTCTTCGACGCAGACCCGGAGAAGCCGGCCATTGGGCGCGGCACCTTCCTGTTCGAGCAGCGCATGAAGACGTACCGCAACAAGTCGGAGAGCGGCAGCGACTTCGCCGAGTTCGACCAGCAGTTGGTCATCATCCCTACCTACATCGACCCCGCCCTTCAGGGCGTCACGATGAAGTGGAACGTCGGCTCGTCCTGCGAGTCGTGTGACGTCGCGCCGATCCAGTGGACCGACGACGGTGCCAACCCGACCGGGGGCGCGCACTGGACGTACGACCCGACCAGCGACTACTCCGGCCGGTGGGGCACCGTTGTGACTCGGTGGACCGGCACGGGGAAGGAGCAGATCGACCTGGACTGGTCAATCACCGCCAGCGTCGACGCCAGCAACTCCCTCGACGCCACGGCCGACTTCGGCAGCAGCGGCATCAGCGCGGTACACGAACTGGCTCCCCGCTGCGACGACATCACGAGGGGCGCGGTCACACCGGGTTGCGTGTTCCCGTTCTTCAAACCGACGTTCACCGTCGACACCAACCTCTACCCGGCAGCCGGCGCCTACTACTGGGTCATGCAAGAGCGCATGCCCGACCACGCCGGATCGAAGAAGTGGGACAGCCTGCTCCACTACCTCGGCCCGGACACCTCGGTGAAGAATCCGTCCACCGGCGAGGCCTGGTCCTCGGACGACAGCCGCAAGGTCGTGTGCCCGACCACGTGGACCAAGCATCCTGCCGATCCGATCGTGGGCAGCACCGACTGCGACGAGTACGCTCCCGCGTCCACCCACGAGAGCGGCGGATTCCCCGGCGGCGTCAACCAGGTCACCGACGGCAGCAAGTGCGCCCAGTTGTACACCGATTGGGCGTTCAACGGCGTCGGTGACGGGTCGACGTCGTTCGGTCTGTTCGCCGACACCCGCACCGCGACCAACGGGCCCACCGGCACCGAACGCTGCGGACGGGCGGCGATCGACTCCGCGCAGAACCAGGGTGCGTTCAGCAAGCTCCAGCCCAGTGTGTGGCGGTTGCTGGACAATGACGGGTTCTTCGTCGACACTCCCGGCTTCAACCACTGCTCGGGGACGGCAACGACCTGCATCTGGCGTAAGGTCTAGCACCGCCTAGCCCTTGGACAGGGCAGAAGAAGGGGGTGGACAGGTCATCACCTGTTCACCCCCTTCCGCGTTCCCGTACGTCAGCCGGTGAACCGCTCCCACAAGGCAGCCTCATCCGCTGCGAGCGGCGGCCCCCACACCAGCCTGCCGCCGATTAGCCCCGGCAGGTAGCCGGTGGCCAGCTGTGGATTCTCCAGCTTGTCAGCCGTCTCCTCCAGCAGCGTGCTCAACGTCTGGTCCCTGACAGTGCGCTCGGTCGTGTCGTCCCAGTGCCCGACCTTGCCCGTCTCGGCGTCGATGAACAGGCCGATGCTGGTGTCGGTCACCGACCATGAGCAGAACGGAATCCATGACGGCCTCCATACCATCGCGTCTTCGACGCCCCACCCGACTCCCAGCTGCCGCTGATTTTCCCTATGCCACTGGTAGGACGCGGCCACCGTGCCCAGCGGCATCAACGCCCAGCCTTTGTCGGGCAGCACACCCGCTCCTCCCGGCGTGTCCTTGCCCCCCGCGCACAGCAGCCACAACGCCCGCAGGTCCACGGGTACACGTACCCCAAGTGACTGCTCCAGCGCGGCGATCTCGTGCGGGGACGCGCCGGGCAGAAGCGCCGCATGGGTAGCGTGCGCGTGCTGCTCGAGCCAGTTGGTGATCCGCCGCCATGCCTCGGTCACCTGCCGCGCGGTGATCTGCTGCATGCGGGGATCCGGTACGGCCGCGGGGGCCTGCTCGTCGCCGGCGTCGGGGAGTGGCCCGGTCGCCTCGACATCTCGGATCTCGATTCGGTCTACGTCCAGCAGGGGCGGACCGTATGCGTAGCGCACCATCAGAGGTGGGCACTCATCGAAGGCGTCGTTGTCGATGGTCACCGTGTACAGGCCGAGCCTGCCGGCGCGCTCACCCAGGCGTGGATCCTCGGCCAGCTGCCGGGCCAAGGTCTTGACCGCGTACAGGACACCATCGCCGAGCTCGGCGCAGTGAGCGCGTATGTGGTCGGGCAGGTCAACATTGACGGTCACTGGGAAGTGCTCCTCGCGTAGGGCTCGGGCGTACCACTGGGTGCGTTCGGCCGTTTTCCGCAGGGCGGGTGCGGTGCCTCGCGGGTGGTGAGCTCGAGGAGGTATTCCTGAAGGGACTGGCCGGTCTGTGGGGCACGCACCTTGAGACGGGTCATGGTTTCATCTGGAATGTTACGGGTTGTAGTGGACAACATGGCTGGGTTCTGCACCAACACAAGCATTTAAAACTACAGCCACGCTTGTTCGCGTGCGGAAATACGGAGAGGCCCGGGAGCTGTGATCGGCCAAGTTCGGCGCGCACCGCGATCAGCCGCTCGGCGGTCCGCACAACGCGGTGGCCAACTGCAGCTGTTGTGCGTGGCTCGAATAGATGATTCCAGGCCGTCCCACCCGTGCGCGGCCGGCGAGGGCGGCCCCGACAGCGGCCAGTCGCGCTCTACGCCGACCGCGGATACGACCACGACAAGTACCGCAAGCAGGTCCAGACCCTGGGCATCACCCACGTCATCGCCCGTTGCGGCACCGACCATGGCTCAGGACTGGGGTCTACCGGTGGGTGGTCGAACAGAGCTTCGCGTTGCTGCACTGGTTCCGTCGGTTACGTATCCGCTGGGAGATGCGCGACGACATCCACGAAGCGTTCCTCAGCCTGGCCTGCGGCATCATCTGCTGGCGCCGACTGGTCAACCTCTCACTTTGGTAGGAGTTCTTAGACGGTTCGAGCGAAGGGGACGGGAAGTTCGAGGAGTCCTCCTGCAGCTCCCCCCAAGCGGAGATGAGACTGGCTTGCTTCCGCCGCTTATCCACCTGCCGTTCCTTGGCCGCGCGCTGGTCCTTGGCCAGCACGAGGCCACCGACAGCGAAGGCACCGTCCGTACCGACTGCGCTGAGTACGTTTGCGCCCCACGCGATCCATTCATAGGTATGCACGCGAGGAGCGCAAGTGGGGGTACCGACAGCGGGCCGGTCAGCGGAGTTGCCGGGCTGCTAGTCTGGGTCATCCAAGAGGTCGAGGCCCCCACCGCGTGCGATGGGGGCCTTGGTCTTTCAGCGGTTCCGGTCAGTGGGCCGGGGCGTCCGCGTACTGCGGCGGCGCCGCGTAGCCGAGCAGCCAGCCGAAGCGCGGGCTCACACGCAGCTCCGCCCACCGGAAGACCACGTAGTAGGCGGCCGCGAAGTCCGAGGTGAGCGCGGACACCACGGTCGGCCCGTCCAGGTGCAGGCCGAAGCGCGCGGCCTGCGCTATCAGCCAGCCGGCCGCGATCGGTGCGACGGTCCGCACCAGCGACAGCAGCAGGCCGTACACCCTGGTCGACCCGCCCGTGTACTTCGGGGGCGCGGCGATGCCCAGGAGCCAGCCGAAGCGCGGGCTGATGTGGAGCTCCGCCCACCGGAACACCAGGTAGTAGGCGGTCGCGAACCCGGCGGTCAGCGTGGCCACCACGGTGGTGCCGTCGATGTCGACGCCGACGGCGACGGCGTGGGCGATCAGCCAGCCGGCCAGCAGCGATGCGACGGTCCGCACCAGCGACAGCAGGTAGTCGTACACGGGGCTACTCCTTGGGTTGGCGGGCGATCGCAGCGTTCGCCCAGAACATGACCTCTTCGAGTCGGAAGAGGGCGGCCTGCTTCTCGGCGCCGGGCGGCAGCTCGGCGTTCAGCGTCAGCGCCAGGTCCAGGCACACCGTGCGGACGTCCTCGTGCGCCTGGCGGCGCTCGACGGTGTCGGCAGGGTGGAAGGTGAACCGGCGGATGATCTCTTCGGCGTCCACGCGGCCCTCACTTCTTGCCGTAGGCGAGGGTGAACAGGAACTTCCAGCCCTTCGGCCCGATGGCCCGGTCTTTGGGCTTGCCCTTGGAGCGGAACTGCGGGTGCGCGTCGAAGAACTTGTCGACGCCGCCCTCGGTGCGCGGCCCGTAGTTGTCGGACAGGTCGTGGTCGCTGATCTTCAGGAACCCGGCCTGCCGCAGCGCCTTCTGCAGCGGCTTCGCCGACGGCTTGGACCGGCCCGGCGCCAGCCCGGCGGGGAACGTCGGCGGCACGTAGGTCGGCTTCGGCTTGGACGGGTGCGCGGGGGTCTCCTCGACGGGGGCGCCCGCCCACTTCTTCCACTCCGCGACGGTCGCCACGTGGCACACGTTGACGTCGGTGTGGTTGCGGATGCCGTACTGGTGGATGACCCAGGAGTGGGTGACCCGCGGGTGCCCGGCCGCCGCGCCAGGGTCGGCGATCCACAGGCCGTCGCCGCACTTGCTGCTGGTGTCCCGGTTCTTCCAGAAGTCGAGGTTGCAGTACAGGACCACGCGCAAGTGCGGCCGCAGCTTCTTCACCGCGGCGAGGAACGCGTCCTTCTCCGCACACGACGCGTGGGTCCCCGACGTGGTGGTTTCCCAGTCGCAGGCGAGGAAGTCGCCAGGCTGCGGGTCGGCGCACTTCACGAAGTACTCGGCCTGGGCCTGGATGTTGCCCGGCCACAGGAAGTGGTACCAGCCGACCTGCTTGTGCGCGGAGCGCGCGGCCTTCTCCTGGCTGGCTCGGTAGGGGTTGGCGTAGGTGCGGCCCTCGGACGCCTTGATGATGACGACGTCGACGCCGTCCAGGTCCGGGTGCGGCTGCAGCGAACTGATGTCGATGGCCTTGAGCATGTTGTTGCCCGGTGCTTCTCCCCCGCGCCGGACGGATGGTGCTGCAGCGGCTCAGGCCATCACGGGCCTGAGCCGATCTTGCTGGTCAACCACAGTTGGACTAGGCCGAGCAAAAACGGGGCGACGAACGCCGACACCAGCCACTTGCGGGTGCCGGCCGCCTGCTGCTGGTCCGCCACGCGCTGACGGGCCGCCGCCTCTTGTGCATCCTCGACCGCGCGGATCTTCTCGTGCACCAGCCGCTGATCCGCCTGGTAGACGTCCTTGGTGACGGTCTGGTCGAACCGCTGACTCATCGCCGCGAGGTCGCCCCGCAGGTCGTCGCGTAGCTGTTTGATGCCGTCGCTCTGGTCCTCGCGGAGCTGCTGCAGTGCCCGGTGCAGCTCCCACAGGGTGGGGTCTGCGTTCGGCGGCTGGGTGGTCACCCCCGCGCTCCTCTGGTTGGCGTGCCCCGCGCCGTACACGATCTTACGGGCACGGGGCGACGCCCCTTCCATGTCTTCGATCAGAGCGTGGTTACGACCGGTGCCAGGTCCGTGACCGAATGCCCACACCCGGCACAGATTGCGCGGTAGATGGGCGGGTCGCTGTTCGGGAAGAAGGGTGCCACGCACGGCGCTTCGGCTTCGGGACAACCCGGTGTATGGCATGTGGCCGTCATCATGACGGGCTGCGGTTCTTCGTCCACGACTCTCACTTCCCAAGGATCTGATAGGCGACCTGCACGGTGCCGACGCTGGAGCGGTTCGCCCACACCACAGCCGAGGTGGCAGTGATCGAGGTGACGCCGACACCGGTCACGACGGTGCCGATGGCCGAGGAAAGCGCCGTTGCCAACGCCTGGAACGAGGCGCCGCGCACAGTCAGGCCGGTGACTGTGACCGACGCCGGGCTGTTCGCGGTGGTGACGTTGATGGTCACCCGCCCCCACACGAAGTTGCGGGGCGCGAGAACTCCCCCGATGTCCACAACCATGTCCGCGTTGCCTGGGCCGCTACTGCCGTCCCATTCCAGAGAGATGGAGGGCGCGCCGTTACCGGGCGCCAAGGGACTGTCGCCGCTTGCGAGAATGATGTGGGCCTGCGCGCCGCCCTGGATCATCCCTGACTGGATGTCCAAGGTGCCGCCAGACGCCGTGCCAGTGATGCCGGTCGGCAGCTCCTGGTTGATTCCGGCGGCGCCGAACGTGACCTCTCCGGACCCGAGCTGGGCATACGTCTTGCCGTCAGCTGACGTAGTCCTGAAGCCCGCCTCACCGTCGCCGACATCCGGGGCCATGAGCGCGGCCACCGAGCCATCAGGGCGGACGGATCGGAGGACAGCGCCCGTGATCGTCTGACCGTCGATGGCTCCGGCCTTGATGTTGCTCGCGGTGATGCCGCCGGCCTCGACGACTTCGATGGCGAACATGTCCAGCTCGAGCGTGCCCGAGCCGCCCTGATAGTTCGCGTACAGGATGGGCGTGATGTAGCGGACGTTGGAGTGCAGTTGGCCGGGCGCGTTGGCTTTCGGCGTCTCCTGCCGGACAGGGCTTGTCGAGGTGCCCTTGATGTAGCCGGTGAATGTCATCCAGCCTGCGCCGACGGTCACCGGCTGGCCGTCGGCGGCCGCATAGAACTGGCTGGACAGCGAGTTCGCCCCGGTGTTGTTGACGAAGGTGACGCCGTCGGCGGCCAGGCCGGCCACGCCCGCGTACAGGTTCTGGTTCGTTCCGGGCGTCGAGTTGGCGACGGTCTGCCGCACCCGGATGCTGACGCGGTACGTCACTGACGGGTCGAAGGGGATCTTCACATCGGGCCGGTACGCGGCCTGCACGAAGCCCGCGCACCGCATCACATTGCCGCCGGACTGGGCGTCCGGGACAGCAACCGTCGTCATCGTGCCCGACGCCGACGCCGAGTTCAGCCACTTCGACGCCGAGTCACCGAAGTCGTACCACTTCTGCCCGACCTGCCCAGCCAGGCCCGCGGTCAGCCGGTCGACGGAGATCGTTCCGGCCTTGATGGCGGCCGCATCCATAGTGCCCGTCAGGATCGACGCACCGTTGATGGTGGTGGTGGGCGGGATCTGTCCGGCCCCCACGTTGGCGGCCGCAATAACCAAGTTGGTCGCATCGATCTGCGATGCCTTGATCTTCCCGACGGAGATAACGCTCGCGTCGATCGACGAGATCACGCCCGACGCTGCGGTGATTGTCCCCGCGGCCAGCCGGTCGGCTGTGACTGTGTTGACGGCCAGCCGGTCGCCGGTGATGCCCAGTGCCGCGATCTGAGCCGCAGTGATACTGGCAGCAACGAGCCGATCAGCGTTGACGGTTCCGACCGTGAGAACGAGGCCGTCGATCTCCCCGGCAACAAGCTTCGGTGTGCTGATCGAGCCGTCGGCTATCGCTGTGCCGTCCACGGCCCCGGCTTCGATCTTCGCGCGGGTGACCGCCCCATCCGCCAGGGACAGTTCCTTCACGATGCCGTCGAGGACTTCCTCCGCAACCACCGGCGTGGGACCGACCGGTCCCACCACTGCAGACGGACCGGACACGATCCCCGAAGTCGACACGCATTCCAGGCGCACCCACAGCGGAACGCTTGTAGGCACGGTCATGGTGCTGCCCTGGGCCGAGTAGAACGCAGCGAACAGGGAGCCGCCGTCCGGGAAGTCGGCGTTGGTAGAGAAGGAGACTTGCACGTAGGCGAAGTCGGCGGGAGCTTGGCCGCCGCCTGCGAAAGTCCCGTCCCAGGTGACGGCAACGCCGCCGAGGACGGATGTGAGAGCGGGTGTAGCCGGGACGGGCGGGGGCGGACCGTTGACGGCGGCCAGCGCCACGGTGCCGTCCTGCTGCAGGCCGATGCTGCCGCGCAGCAGACCGCCGTCGTCGTAAACGGCTATGGAGCCGTTCTCGATCGACGAGTTCGCCAGACGGCTGGTACGGGACAGGTCACGTACCAGCCGCTCCAGGTTGGCGATCTTGGCCGCGAGAGTCGCGAGGGTGTCAGCCAAGGGGGTTCATCCTCCGTAGATGAAGGAGTCGGCGCGCGCGAGGCTCACCGTCATCCGTTCCTGCTGGTCTCCCTGCGCCGGCGTGAGCGTCCATCCGGTCACGCGCGCCCAGCCGTCGTAGTCGGTCCATTCGTCGTGGACTTGCACCCACACGTCGTCGCCTACCTGGAAGGAACCGAAGCGCGCCGCAGGGTGGTCGATGAGGTCGACCAGCTCGACCGAGCCGCGGGCCTGACCGGCGACCCGGCCCGTGCGGGCTTTCGACGCGAGCTGGTCCTGGCCTTTGATCGTGGGCAGGTCCAGCACGCCTTCCAGGCGCAGTCGTCCATCTCTGACAGCGTCGATGGCACGCAGCCGGGCCCGCCCTTCGCCTGATCCGAGAGCGACCACAACCTGCGCGTACGCGTCGCCGTCGTAGACCACTGGCTGGCTGGAGGCGATGTTGACTCCGGTGGAGAAGGACACATCGTTGCGGCGGGTCCCCAGACGAGGCCAGCCGAGGCGGATACGGCGCTCAGGGAGATCGCCCACCCATGCCACCTGCTCGGTCCACTCCGGGCCGCCGAACACACCGACCGCATCAGCGACAAGGTCGGCGAGCGTTCGGGACTCCCACCAGGACGACGCGTACGGCTCTTCCGGGGTGCCGATCGTCGCCTTCGAGGTGGTGCCGTCGACGACCACGCCCAAGCCGCCGTCCGGCTGGGCCTGGCAGTACGCCCATACGTCCCGGATCAGCTTGCACGGGTCGCCGTACGTGTAGGGGCCGCGCCCGTCGAGGTTGCCGTGCAGGTCGTGCCGCTTGCCCAGGTAGGAGCCGAACCCGGCCGCCTCGATCGGGTACTTGCCGCCTTCCGGCTCGGCCCTCCAGATCAGGCCGCCCCACATCAGCTTGGAGTCCCGTTCAGCGAAGATCAGCGTGTTGCCGGGGTCGACCATGGAGCCGAGGACGTGAGCCAGGTGCGGCTCCAACGTGGCCTCCAGCGCCCCGGGCCCGTTCAGCTCGGGGCCGAAGCTGACGTCGGATAGCGGCAAATCCCACGCCAGGACCTCCCCGGTCGTGGCGGCACATGTCAGGTAGCGGTAGGAGGTCACCGTCAGACCACACCCTCCTCGAACTCCACGTCCGTGATGAGGGCGGTGCCGTTGTCCACGCCGAGGTTCCCGGTCTCGGCCTTGTCCATGAAGGTCTGCAGATACAGGGCCTGGGTGGTGCCCCGCATGGCGGCGGGGATGGACAGGGTGTCGGCGATCACGACGGTGAGGCGCCGGTTGTTGTGGCCCTGGTCGTCGTCGATGGACGTGTACTGGCCCGTCACGGTCCCGAACACCTGGTGCATGGCGGCGAAGACGTCGGCGGTATCCAGTCGCAGGCCGGCGACCGTGGTCACGATCTTCGCGGTGACCGCCCAGTCCGGCACGGGGATGCTCCAGCGGGCCGCCGTCGGCCAGGTGTGCCACTGGCTGTCCTGGTAGACGATCTGGTTCAGCGGGTTGCCGGGGAAGGCGGTGTAAAGCTTCCGGTCTCTGCGCGGGTTAGCGATCTTGCGCAGGTCGGTGATCATCGCGTTGGTGACTGTGGCGCAGTTTGGTGGCAGTGCGATCCTGGCGAGCGGTATCGCGGTCATTCCTGCCGGTGGCTGCGTTGCTGTCGCCGACACGTTGGAGACGACGGCGAAGTAGCCGATGTCGTCCTTGAGCGGGTCCAGGCTCCCTTCGTATTCGGGGTCCAGGACCCGCAGCACCACCATGTCGGTGCGTGCCTGCGCCCCGGTCGGCGCAATGTTCACCAGTGCGGTGCCCACGTTGTATTGGGTGTAGGAGCCCTGTCCCCAGGCGGCACCGCGCACGACGCCTGAGCCGTCTCCGATCTGCACCCCGGCGCCCGGGGTGGTCTGCTGCGTCACCTTCAGGTCGTTGCCTTCGGTCACGCCCTGCGCTCCGCGTGACAGGTCGCGGATCATCATGCGCATGGTGCGGGCGGGATGCTTTCCGCCGTTGATCATCATGGGGGGCTGGATCAATGTCATATCAGTGTCCTCACAGGGCGGTGTAGGCGTCGCGCCACGACAAGGTCAGGCGGCAGGTGTTCGTGTAGTCGGTGGCGGTCCACCGGATCTCGCTCGTCCCCTTCGGGATCTGGAACAGGTCCATGCGGGATCCGGCGGTCAGCGCCGGCGCCGCATTGCCGGACCCGTTGCGCAGCACCCAACGGGCGCCCGGCCGGGTATCGATGTCGATCCACTCCCCGGCAGCGAGGTCCATCTGCAGCAGCAGGTAGCGACCGGTCTCCACCACCCACACCTTCGGGTTGGTGACCGGGCCGTCGATCCGCACTTGCGGCCATGCGGCCTCGTTACCGTTATTGGTCACCCAGCCGGGCCGTTGCGACGGGTCGGATACCCCTGTGGTGATCGGGGCCACCACGGGCGCCGTGAAACCCTCCGAGTCGTTCGAGATGTCCAGCGGCAGTACCAGGGCCTGCGAGTCGTCGGCGTGCCAGTTCGGATCCGTCGCCGTGAACTCCAGCGTCAACGGAATCCACCCGTACACGGCCTGCGACATCGACACGGCCTCCACACGCCGCCACCTGCCGTACAGGCGCTTGACGTCCCGGCCAGGCAACTTGACGCGCAGTGCGGCCAACGCGCCCGCTGTCTTGCGGATGCTGTCCGCGCCGGTGACCTGCTGCAGCTGGGCGAGCAGGTCGAGAGCCGCGCCCGGGTTGTTGGGGGTGCGGATGCCGGCCTCGATGGACACTGGGCGTGTTCCGAGCAGGTCCACGCCTGGGAACCCGCCGTCGTCGGTGGGGTTGTCGACGTCGGCGGTGCGCCTATCGGGGGCACCGAACCCAGTGATCTCAGCGACCGGCACCAACGTGCCCGTCCCGATCACGAGGCCGCCAACGTCGAGCTGGTAGTCGCCAAGGGTTGTCACAGCCTGCCTCCTCGCTGTGCGGCACGCAGGCGCCGCATCACTTCCGCGCCCATCGCCTGCGCCGTCTTGCGGCCATCCCCGCCGCCAGTGACCGTCACGGGCATGTGGCCGATCAGTGGCCGGTCCGTCTGCTTCACGACCACGACCTGCACGCCGCCCGAGGGGTGGGCGTCCACGCGCGTGAGACCGGTCACGCCCTGCGCGGTGAGCGTGTAGCCGAAGCGGTGGGCGACGTCCTCGAGAACCTGTGTCGCCGACGACCGCTTGGTCTGCCCGAGCGGTATGTACGCCTCGCCGCCCGTGGCCGGCTCCGCGAACCGGATCAGGCCGTTACTCGTCGCGTACAGACCGGGCGTGAGCACGCCGCCAGCCGCGTACGACAGGCCCTTGTTGGCGCGGCCGAGGTCGGTGACGAACTTCCCGGCCCGGGAGCCGAGGGCCTTCTTCAGCTGCGACAGGCCCGCGTTGGCGACCTCGATGATGCGGTCCTCGCCGAGCTCCGTGGTGTCGGCGACCTGGTGAATGCCGGTCTTCGAGGTCTTGACCGCCGCGATGATCGCGAGGAGGTCCGTGAGGTCGTCGTCGGACAGCGTCGCCGATGCTGCCTTCGCCGCCTTGTTGGCCTTCGACGCCGCCGACTTGCTCTTGACGGCCTGCGCGGCGAGGTCCTGCGCGGCCTGGTCGCCCTGGTCGGCCAGCCGCGCCGCGAGGTCGCCGTACCCGGACGCCGCGAGCTTGGCCAGGTTCTGCTGGAACGCGGACGTGTCCTTGGCGGCCGCGCCGAGCTGGCTGGTGTACTCCGACAGGGAGGCCTTCGCCGCTGCGGCCAGTCTCTCCAGGTCCTTGGCCATGGCCTTGACGTACTTCGAGCTGCCCGTGGCCATCTTGTGGGTCAAGTCGATGCCGTCGGCGCCCATGGCCTCCAGGGCGTCAGCGACGTCCTGACCGGCCCGGCGGGCGACCGTTCCCAGGTCCTTGCGCCAACGCTGCGCCTCCCAGACGGAGTTGTGGAGGTTCTTGGCGAACTTACTCAGGTCGAGGGCGGGGCCCTTCTTGTTCATGCTGTCGGAGGCGATCGACGACAGGGAGAACAGGCCGTCGCTGCCCCCGGTCGGCTCGTACGTCCAGCCCGACAGGCCGCCGTCGGCGTGGTAGGTGACGGTCGCCCCAAACCGGTGGGCGACCTCGTTGAGGATCATCTTGGACCGGGCTCGCTTGTTCAGCCCGAGAGGCAGGTATGCCTCCCCGCCGGTCTCGTCCTCACCCCACACCCGCCAGCTGCCCGCCGGGACGATCTGTGCGACGTGGTTCTCACGGCGCACACCGCCGTTGGCGTAGAACGAGAGCACTCCACCGTTGGCCTGGGGCTGTGGCTTGTTCGCCCACGGCAGGCCCGAGCCGGGCGCCACACGCGGAACGACAGTCACCGTCACCGGCGCGGGCGGGTTCACGGTGACGGAGATGGCCTTGCTGCCCGGGATGTTCTGCACGCTCACGCCGATGGCGTCGACCTGGGCCTGCACGGCAGCCATGTCACCGGACAGCAGCGCCGACGTCAGAGACTGCGCGGCCTCGGTGCCCTTGGCCTTGGATACGTCCTGGATCAGCTGCAGCATGCCCGTCCACTCCGACAGCGACTGCGCGCCGGCGCCCTTGAAGGCAGTGACGACGCCCTGCAGGTCCTGCGCACTAATGGGCAGGTCGGCGCCCCAGATGGCCTGGAGTTGCGCCATGGCGCCAGTGACGTCACCCGACAGCAGCGCCTGCCGCAGCGCGGTCGCCGCGTCCTGGCCCTTCTCCTGCGTGACCCGTGCGAGGAGCCCCATGCCGCGCTGCAGCTCGTCCTTGGCGGACGCGCTACCCGCCTTGACCGCCCGCGTCATGTCGGTGACGGCCATCTTCTGCAGGACCTTGGCGAACTTGCCCGCGTCGTTGGTCTCCGAGGCGTCTCCGAACTCCTCGGCGATCTTCTTGCCGTAGCGGGCAGCGATCACTGGGAGTTGCTGCAGGCCCGCCTCGAACGTCTCCTGCGACCGGGCCGTGGACTCGTCGATGATGGCCTGCAGCTCGTCGGCGACCTTCGTCTTGCCCTTGGAGAGCTGCGTGACCAGCTCGTCCAGGAGCGGTGCGGAGGACACACCGAGCTTGGCGAAGTGGTCGGTCAGTCCGCCGTATCCGGCCACAGCCAGGGATGTCAGGTTCTTCTGGAAGTTGCGCTGGGACTTCAGCTGCGACTCCAGCTGGTCCATGTAGTCCTTGAGCGTGGCCTTGGCGTTCTTGTTGGACTTGGCGACCTTGTCCTGCGCGTCGGCCCACGCCTTGGCCGGATCGACGATGTCACCCATGGCCTTGGCCATGGCCTTCATCTCGTCCGTGTACTGCGGCATGCCGTCCTTGCCGGTCGGCACGAGCAGGTCCAACGTCCACGCCTTCGCCGCGCGGACCTTCGACTGCTGCACCTTGGCGGACACGATGTCCATGGCCGCCGCGAGTTCGGACTCCTTCTTGACCGCGTTGGACCAGATCTTGTGCTGGTTGTCGAGGACCTTCATGGCCTTCTCGCCGTCGACGGTGAGCGTGTCGGCGACCTGCCCGGACGCGTCGACGTTGGCGAAGGAGGCGTTGGCCCAGATCTCGGACTTGAGGTTGGCGAGCTTTTGCCCGCCGCTGGTGATGGCGTCGACGGCGTCCGCCATGTCGATGCCGACCTTCTTGAGCTTGGCCGCGTCGTCGGACTTGGTCAGCGACTCGGCCAGGGCGCGCAGGCCTGCGCCCTCGTCGCCCTGCTCCCGTTCGGCGCGCAGAGCTGTCACGAGGTCGTCGGTGGCGACCTTGGCCTTCTCCTTCGCGGCCGAGTACGCCGCGTAGGCCAGGACGCCGACCGCGAGGAGCGCGGTGAGCCCGGACACGGCCAGCCCGGCTCCCTTGAGGACGGCGGGCATGACCGACCCTCCGGCTTGCGCGGCTGCCTGCGCGGCCCGGAACGCCTGCCACTGGGTGGTGAGCTTGGTGACCAACGCCAGCGTGAGCGCGCCACCGGCCGTGACGGCGAGCAGCGCCGCCGCAGTGTCCTTCAACGGGCCGGGGGCGTCCGCGACGGCACCGGCGAACACCGACAGGGCCTGGCTCAGGCTCTCCATCACCGGCAGCAGGGCACGGCCGAGGTCGATGCCCGCGGCCCGGCTGCGGTTGATGAACAGCTGCCACTGCCCGGACGTGGTCTCCATCTGCAGGGAGAACGCCTTCTGGGTGGCCCCAGCTCGTTCGACCTGCTGGGCAATGCCCTGGTAGGTGTCGGCGTAGTTCTTGCCGTCGTTCGCGGCGAGCGCCAGGACCGCGCGGGAGGCGCGCACGTCGTGGAACAGGCCCGTGATGGCTTCTGCCTGGCCGCCGGTGGCCTTGACCAGCTTGTTGACGACGACGTACAGACCGTCCTGCTGCACGGCAGATGCGGCCGAGTCGTAGCCGAGGGAGCGGACGGCTCTGGACAGCTCCCTGGTGGGCTGCATCAGGCGTGTGAGCATCATGTTCAGCGCGGTCGCGGACTCCGCTGCAGGAACGCCGGCCAGGGTGATCGCGGCGAGCGCCGAGGACAGGTCGTCGAAGTTGACGCCGGCGGCGGCCGCCATCGGCACCACGTCGCCGAGCTGCTGGGCCAGCTCCTCGAAACTGATGACGCCCTTGTTGACCGTCTGGAACATGATGTCCATGACGTCGCTGGCGTCCCCGGCCGTGAGCCCATACGCCTTGAGCACGCCGAGCAGGGCCCGCGCGGACGTCTCCGTGGTCGTCAGGCCCGCGCTGGCGCCCTTCGCGGCCACGGCCAGGATCTGCATGGCGTCCTGGCCGTCGAAGCCCGTGGACACGACCTGGTACAGGCCGTCGGCGAGCTGATCGGTGGACTGCGTGAGGTCCTTCGACAGGTTGACGATCTGGTCGGTGAAGCCGCTGATCGTCGTCGAGTTGATCTCGCGGGAGATCGTCATGACATTCGCCATGCGCTTCTCCAGCTGGATGCTCTCCGCGACGCCGGCGCCGAGGATCGCCGACAGGATGAAGCCGGTACGCAGGAAGCCGTCGATGCGGGCCTGCGCTGCGGCGCGGGTCTCGGCAACGGCGGCGGCCTGCGCCCGCCGGACGGCAGCCGCGTTCGCGGCGGCCCGCGCCGACGCTGCGGCTTCGGCTTCGGACTGGGCACGCACGGCGGCCAGGGCCCGCGCGTCGGCGGCCTGGCGGGCGTCGGCGGCCCGCGTCGACAGATTCGCCGCACGGGCGGCGGCGGCCTGCGCGGCGACGGCCCGCTCCTCCTGCAGGGTCTGAGCCCGCGCGGCCTGGGTGGCGGCGCGGGCGGCGGCCGCCGCGGTGTTCTGCGCGAGGATCGCCCCCTGGCCGGTCGCGGCCTGGGCGCGGGCTGCCATGTTCTGGGCGACGGTCTGCGCGCGCAGGGCCCGCTCCCCGGCGGTGACCGCTGCCGCCCGCTCGGTCTCGGCCCGCGCGGCGAGTTCAGCCGCGCGGGCCTGAGCCCGGCCGGACCGTTCGGCGACGGTCGCGGCGGTTGCCTGCGCGGCGCGGGTGCGCTCCACCGCGGCCGCGACCCGGGCCTGACCGACCACGGCGTCAGCGGATGCCGACGCCTGGAGCCGGGCGAGGCGCTGGGTGGCCGTCCCGGTCTCGTTGAGGCTGCGGTTGACCTGCTGCAGCTGGCCGTCGAACTGCCGTAGCTGCGTGGCACCGGACCGAAGACCGCCGGTCAGTCCGGCGGTCGTCGCCTGCAGGTTGACGTACAGGTTGTAGGCATTGGCGCCCACCTACTGCTCCTGTCTGGGCTTGAGCCCGATCTTGACCCCGCGCCCATCAGGTCCGTCCGGTACCTGCTCCCGCTCCATCTCCAGCAGCTCGCACCCCGGACAGGTGCGGGCGTCGGACACGTAGGCGAAGCGGTCCCCGCCGTGTTCGGGCTGCCACTCGTCCGCTCGGGTGCCGCAGCCCGAGCAGACAGCGCGGCTGTAGGCCAGCCACGCCAGTGCCTTCGCCCGGTCCAGTGCGGTCCAGCGGCCGTCACCGGCCCCCATGAACTGGCTATGCGGCATTCCATAGGTGTGGCACAGCTCCATCTCCGCCCGGAAAACCGGGTCGGAGGTCAGCCTTTTCCCAGGTCCGCGCGGAGCGACTGGTTGATGACGAGCGCGGCCGTGAACAGCACCTTCGCTTCGGCGTCCGACCAGGTGTCCAGCAGCTCCTGGGCGTCGGCGACGCTCATGCCCTCCAGCTCAGCGCCGTCGGCGTCGCGCTCTACGTGGCACGCCGAGATCAGCGCCGCGGGGAAGGTGTCGACGTTGTACTCCATGCCCTGGTCGGCCTGCGCCTCACTCGGGCCGTGCTCGCGCAGCAGCTGCTCCCATACCGGCCGGGGCAGCGCCCGGAAGGTCAGGGTCAGCGTCGCGTCGGCGAGTTCGTCCTGCGCCCGGGTCAGCGCCGCGTCAGCAGCGATGACCTGCGGGTTGGACGCCACGAACGCGTCGCGCTGCTCCTCGCCGACGCCCTGCTCCAGGCATTCGGCGGTGGCGGCGGCGCGGGCGGCGGCGAGCTTCATCGCAGCATCGGCCACCTGGGTCTTCAACTCGGGCTCGTCGCAGATCGATACGGTCCGCTCCGACAGCTTCCGGGCCCGCAGGCGGGCCATCTTCGCGGCCCAGTGGGCGTCCTTGGCAACGGCGGACGCCGGCGGCTCAATGCTGTGCGTGGTCATGCGGGATCCCCCCTGGATCAGCCGGCGGCCGGGACGGCAGCGTCGAGCACGGGCTCGTCGCTGATGGCGAAGGTGACGGTGAACTTCGCCGGGTCGTTTCCGGCGGAGTACGCCGGCGCACGGGACGCCACACGCACGGGGAAGATGTCCATGGACTTGGACTGCGGGATGTCGCCCTTGCGGAGGATGACGATGAAGCCCTCCGCGCCCTTGCTGAGCAGGGTTTCGATGGTGTCCCCGGCCTTGTCCTCGTAGAAGGTCAGGGTGGAGGAGTCGGCCTTGTCCTCGCCGGGGATCGACGTGGTCAGCGTCGAGCCGAGGTCGGGGGTGTCGATCGGGGAGTTGGCCAGGGACCAGCCCGCGATGTCGGAGACGGCGCCGGACAGGTCGGTGCCGCTGGTGATCTCCTGGCGGGTCGGGATGTTCGTCCCTGCGGCGATGTCCTCGAGGAAGTAGAACTTCGTGACACCACGGCGCATGAACCGCTGCTGGGTCGTACCCAAGGGGGGTGCTCACTCTCCGGGGACATGAGTCTCCGGGAACACGGAGGCCCGTCCCCAACGGGTCGCAGGACTGCGAACCAGGGGGTCAGCCCGTACCGTGTGGCCGAGCGTCCGCGAGGGGCCTCCGCGGTGAGGTGCGGTCAGGCGTCAGCTGTTCGGTATCGAGACCGTCAGGACGAACCGCTGCACGTAAGTGTAGGTGGAGCTGACGACAGAGGTTCCGTCCTCGCGGTCCAGCTCGCGGCCGATGACGACGGCGCCGTTGACGTTGATCGGGTTGAGGAAGTCGCCGCTGCCGGGGACGCGGGCGAGGAACGCCTGCCGCGCCTTGTCGGCCTGGAGGCTCGCCTGTTCGGCGGTGGTGCCCACGGACGAGATCTGGATCAGGACGCGGGAGTCGGCGTCCCTGTCGCCGAACGCAGGGCCGAGACCGCCGACTTGGCCCAGCTCGTACAGCACGCAGTACGGGATGGTGTTGCCGGTCGGCACCGACGCCGTGGTGGGCGCGGTGCCGTATCCGCAGGACCGTCCCGTCGCGGTCTGCAGCATCGCCTGCACTGCGAGCGCCACTTGGCGCCCGGACACGCTCATCTACTCGTCCTCCTCACTGTCCGCCGCCCGGTTCACGGCGACGGTCGCTTGTATGTCCGTGACGGCGTACTGGTGGAAGCCCAACTCGGACCAGATGGGGGTGTCGGCCGGGCACGATCCGCGCATCAGGCCGAGTGCGCCGTCTTCCTCGTCGACGAGCTCCACCACGAACACCAGCCGCGACACCAGCCCGTAGCCGTGGGCCTTGAGCACGCTGGCGATGGCCTTCTGCAGGTCGTCGGCGACTTGGCTGCTCATCGGCCGCCGTCCGCGACGTGGCCCATGGCCTCTACGAACTGCGGGCCCACGGTCTCCACGGCCGGTCCGACATGCGCGTACGGCGGCTGGTCGAAGACCCGGCCGAGGCTGTCGGGGCCGACGTAGCCGTACTCCAGGCGGCGGGCCTGCGGCTTGGCGGTGCCGACGACACCGAACACGACGTCGGGGCCCACGTGCACTTCGTGGGTCCAGGACCGCCGGTAGTCGCCGGTCGGCGCGTTGGGGCCGGGCCTACCGGACGCGTTGGCCTTGATCTGCGTCTCCAGCAGCATCGCGTAGTGCCGAACTACGGACACGGTCTCTGGCAGCACTCGGGCGGCGCGGGCGGTCAGTTCGGCGGCGATCGCGCCGGCGTTGCTGGACGCTCCCGGGTGCGGGAAGCTGCCCGCCACTATCCGGCCACCTCCGGCTGCCACTGGCCGTTCGCCCACTGCTGCAGCAGGACGAGCATCGCCCGGGTCAGCTCGTGGGGTCCGCCGTCCATCAGGTCGTGGCGGGCCAGGACGTGCCGCTCCAGCTCGCCCGCGTCGATGGCGCCGAGGAACGCCGCGGCGGCGGGGCCCGGGTCAGGCAGCTCGCCGACGACGACGCGCGCGAGACCGTCGAACTCGTCCTTGACCATCGGGCTGAGCCGCAGCACCAGTTCGGCGGGCTTCCCGGCGAGCTGGTGCAGCTCGTAGCCGGACACGTAGCGGGAGATGTCGCGGCCGTCCATCGTGATGGCCCCGCTGACGCCTTCGGCCGTGATGCGCACGTGACGCTGCTGATCATCCATACGGATCACCTTATGAACGGGCCCGGACAGCACTGGGGCCCCGCGCACGAGGGTGCACGGGGCCCTGGCGGGGCCGTGGGTCACACCACGGTGGGCACCGTGGTAACCCGCTCGGTGAGCATCGTGGAGCGGCAGATCTCCAGCGTGGACGCCTCGGTCGGCTCGTCGACCAGCCACGTCCGGTCGGCCAGGCCGCCGGTCTCCGTGACGACCTGGACCAGGTCGCCAGGCAGCGCGATCGGCGCCGTCACGGGGGTGACGAGCCGGTACCAGGCGGCGCCCTCGGACAGCCAGTCCTGGCCGAGGAGCTTTTGTAGCACGATCTGCCCGTGCGTGGACAGCACCGCGCCCGGACCCTGGTACACCACGGTCGTCGGGGTCTGGCCCGGCTCGCCCGTGTCCGGGTCCAAGTCCGGCTGGCCGGCGGGGCGGGAGATCGTCACCGTGTCGATCAGCCACGACTCCAGGTCCGCCTTGGCCTGGCCCAGCTCCACGTTCGGGTCGTTCACGCCTCGACCGCCGCCACGGTGGGCTCGGGGTTGGTGGCCGTCTGCGTCGACTCGTCCAGCCAGGTCGTACGGACCACGGCGAGGCTGTTGGCGTCGGAGATGTCCAGGACGCGCCAGACGCGGTTGAGGAGACCCCCGTCCTGGGTGGCGGCGATGACGCGGACGAAGTCCTCCCGCGAGGCGAGCGGGGCGTCCAGCGGGGTCAGGAGCCGGTACCGGTTGCGGGTGTCGTCCGCGTACGCCTGCCCCTCCAGGGACAGGACCAGGCCGGGGCCGCCGGCGGCGAACATGGCGCCGGGGCCGGTGTACACGACCTCGTCCGGGCCGGGGTGGTACTCACCGGTGTCGGGGTCCAGGACTTCCGGTCCGGGGCGGAAGATCTCGACAGTGTCCACGAGAATGCGCGTCTCGACGATGGGGGCGACGGCAGCGAGAGAAAGCCCCTCGGAGGGCGGAGGAGGAGTGCTCATACGTTCGAGCGTAGGACTGCGCCCGGACAGCATCCGGGGCCTCGAACGCAGCCCAGCCCCCGGGAACGGCTCCCGGAGGCTGGGGTGTTGCGGGCTCGCTCAGGTTTCCAGGTAGGCCACGATGACGACCGACCCGAGCACGGTAACGTGGTAGATGACGCGGGCGGAGCCTTCGGTGTACTCCCTCAGCGGCACGTGTCCCGCGCGCGTTGACCGCTCCTGCCCGATCCACGGGTCCAAGGAGATGGCCACCAGCGCACGGTCCAGGCGCACCAGCTCGGCCACGCCCAGCTTGCGCAGGACGGGCTCACACTCGGGGGTGAAGGCAATCTGCGCCCGCCGCGGCGAGTGCTTAGGCGACACGGGCACCCTCGCCGTCGCCGGTGACGTCGATGCCCTGCGCCGCGTACAGCTCGACGCGCAGCGTCTCCCAGTCGCGATTCAGGTCGACGCCGCGCTCGGCCATGCCGCGCAGGGAGTCGGCCAGCAGCTGCTCGCCTGCCTCCTCGGCCTTGTCGGCCTGCTCCAGGATCGCGGGCTTCTCGTCCTCGTCGAACAGCAGACGCATGGGGGTCCCCTTCCGCGCTATGGCCGTGCTACCGGTACGGTACGCCGACCCGGCGGGCCCTGTCGTCTCTTCCCCGCTCACACCGGAAGTCGCCACGCCGGGCCCCCCTCGTCTCCGATCCACACCCACTGGGCGTCCGGGGTGATCGTCATCCCGAACGCGGACTGCGGGCGGGACCCGGCCCGCTTCCACACGCCCAAGGCGTCCTCGACGCGGTCCCACAGCGGGATCGGGCCGCGCTGGGTGACCAGCCTCCGTCCTTCCTCGTCCGTGCTGAACCACGCCTGCGAGCCCGTGGCGACATCGGAGAGCACCTGGAAGTCGCCGCCACCCAGTCGTTCGGCGGACGGCGCGGCGAGCTGGGCGACCCACCGCATCGTCCAGTCGTCCATCCAGGCCGGCTGCGCCTCGGCGGGCCTGGTCTGGCCGGGCAGCATCACCAGCGGCGGCCGCGGGGGGCGGCTGTGCGGGCGGGCGATCATGAACGAGGTGGTGCCGGGCAGGAACTGTCCGGTGGCCTGTCCCCGGCCGGTGACGGTCAGCTTCACCAGGCCGTAGGCGCCCATCCAGCCCGCGATGGTGGCGAGCACCGTGCCGCCCACCCGGACCTGGTCCAGCCAGGCGTACGGGATGTGCCGCACGGAGCAGGTGGCGATCAGCGCGTGGTAGTCGCCGTCGATCACCGAGGCGTCCAGGCCGTCGCCGACGCGCAGGTCGGGCGCGTAGCCCAGCTCCTTGAGCCCGGCGGCGGCCTGCTCGGCGTTCTCCGGGTCGTACTCGACGGAAGTGATGTTCGCCGAGCCGAGCCGCTCGCAGCCGAGCCCGGTCGAGTAGCCGGTGCCGGTGCCGATCTCCAGCACGCGCTGGCCGCTGGTCACGCCGAGTTGCTGCCACATGCGCAGTACCAGCGACGGCAGGGTGGACGAGGACGTGGGGTCGCCGCCCTGGGGTGCGATCAGGTCGACCGCGCGCAGGTGCCCGTCGAGCTGGGTGATCAGCGTGTCGTCGCTGTACACGCCCTCCAGCCAGCCGTCATCGTCCGGCCGGACGGGCGCGTACAGGGTGGAGGGAGTTGCGGGCAGCGCCCGCAGGAAGCCGCCTGAGACAAATGCCTCGCGGGGCACGGTCCGGGCGGCACGCTCCCAGTCCGGGTCGTCGAGGTCGCCGGATGCCTTGAGCCGGTCGGCCAAGGCATCCCGCAGGGCTTGTGATGTCACGAGTGACCTTTCTGCAGTTGGTCAGCCAGGGCCTGCGCGATCGGGTCGCGTATCTCCTCAGGGAACCAGGCCCACTGACCGTTGGGGTTGCATTCGATGAACGTCCACTGGCCTTCGCCTGTGACAGCGAAGTCGAACGCCCCGTAGACCAGGCCGTATGCGTCCAGGTATGCGCGCACACCGGCCGCCACGTCGGCGGGGACGGGCACCTGCGCGTAGCTGAGCTTGGCGTAGTCCTTGCGCCAGTCCAGGTGGTCCCCGTCGATGTCGATGCGGACCGCGAACAGCCGGTCGCCGACGGCGGTGAGCCGGACGTCGAAGTCCTTGGGGAGCTTCGCCTGGAACAGGTGCGGGCACACCGATACCGCGTCGGTGATCTCGCGCGGGTCGACGGTCGTGACCCACACGGTTCGAGCCCGGCCGTCCTGGTCGGGGTAGGGGCTGGTCCACAGCGGCTTGTAGATCGCGCCGTCGTGCTGCGCGGCAACGAACTGGCGGGCCTGCTGCGGATCGGTGGTGATCAGGGTCTGCGGTGTGTGCAGACCCACCCGGTCCGCTGCGATGAGCTGGGCGGGCTTGTACTCGGCTTCACGGTTGCGCCAGGGATGGTTGAGGTAGAGGCAGTGGGGCAGGGCGGCGAGGACGCCGCCCAGACCCCACCGGAACTGGTGGACGGCCCACTCGCCCGCCAGCCCTTCCAGGCCGGCGGGCGGGCTGTACAGGCTCGGGCGGCGCCAGTACACAGCCCGGACGTCGTGCAGTTCGATGCGTCGGGTCGCGGTGGCGATGTGACCCTGCATCTGGGAGGTTCCGAGCGTGGCGGCAAGGCTTCCGCCTTGCTGTATGTCCACGCCCGGGTCGAGCCGCACCACCGGCACCGCGCGGGCGTTCAGGACGCGGATCACCACATCGGCGGTCTCGTCCATGAGGTTCGTGACGACCAGCACGGGCCGGAGGTGCTTGCTCATGTCAGATCAGCCTCAGTCCTGGTCGTTGGCCGGGACGGAGTCACTGTCCGAGGCGCCCGGCTGGGACCCGTCGCCGGACGTCGACGTGGTCGTGGTGGTGTTGGTGCTGGTGCCGTGCTGGCCCATCTCCACGGTCCGGCCGGACTCGTCGATCAGGACGGTGGTCTGCGTCTCGGGGTCCAGGACCGCGGTGAACGCGGGGTAGGTGGCGCTGTCGGTGTAGTGGCCCAGGCGGCTCGCGCCCCACGGCTCGGTGGTGGTGGTGCCCGTGTTGGTCAGCTCGGCTGCCATGGTGATCTCCCATCAGGGTTGGTTGTCCGGTCAGCCGGTCGGCTGGCCGGGATCGAGTGGGCCGGTTCCCTCCCCCTCGATCTACTCTTATTTTAGTGGCATAGAGGGGTGAGGTCAAGAGATTTTTTCGAAAAACCCCAGGTCGGAGCCCTGTTTCCCTTGACGCCTCCTCAGCGGGCGGGAAGATCCAGCCCGCAAGATGCGCCGATCGGCAGGACGCTCACACACCCCGCTGGCGCAACCACCGCGGCGGGCGCGGCCCCGGGCACGACCACCCCGATCGCCGTGCGCGCCGCTGCCCGCCGCGGTGGAGTCATGGGGCGGCCGCCGCCCGGCGCGCAGCCGGTTGCTCGATCCCGAACTCGGCCGGGTCCAGCACCGTGCACCGATCCAGGGACGCGGCGAGCTGCCCGCCGACCATCCACCTCGACTGCCAGTCGCCCATCAGCAGCGTGTCCCTCTCGCCGCCCAACAGGCCCAACGGACCCACCCGGTATCGCTGCCCGTAGACGCCGTCGAGGATGACCTCGCCCACCCGCACCGGCACGACCCCCCGCCGCAGGTGCGGGCACAGGCGCGTGGCCACCACCAGACACGACCGGCATACCGGCGGGTGCACGGTCATCCACCCGTCGGGCCACTCCCGGCGCTCCTCGTCTCGTTGGTCCTCCAGCAGCCACAGCCATCCCTGTTCGTTGCGGTCGGCCGGGCCGCCGCACACCTGGCACAGGAACTTGCGCATGGCCTGCCGCTGCCGGAGCCCGTGGACCCTGTTCCACACCGGCTCACCGCTGCCCGGCCTGCGCGCCCACACCTGCCACAGCACCCCGTCCGGATCACGGCCAGGAGCCGTCCCGGCGTAGGCCAGCCCCCCAGCGGTGGCCATGACGTTCGGCTGCGCGACGATCTCGCGGCTCCAGGCGGTGATGTACGGGACGGGGCGCCCCTTGTGCGTCAGCGGTTGAGACATGGGCCCTTCTCCGGTCACGGGGCAGGTGGAAGACGCCGACCGCACGCGACGGGGGGCGCACACGGCCGGCGCCGCTCTGGGAGTGAGTCAGCCGATCACGGGAGGCTCACTGGCCCCCAGGCGCAGCGCCTGCACCAGGTGCTGCGGGTCGACGAGCTCACCGAATCCGTCCGGTGCCGACAGCCAGAACAAGCCGGGCGGCGCCAGGACGTCCAGGCGCGGCACGCCGATGTGGTGGACGTACGGCCGCGTCCCTCCCAAGCACTCGGCTCCCCTGCGAGCAATCTCGCGCGGCCACTCGCGGTCGGTGCCGGGCGGCACGAGGAAGTACAGGAACGGCCGGTAGGGGTCGCAGAACACCGGCCCGGACACCTGCAGTTCCTCCAGCCGGTCGCGCAGCAGCTCTGGTTCCGCGTCGCGCTCCATCTCCGCACCCAGTGCCTTGTACGGCATCCGGATGGCGTCCCAGTGCCGGCCTGCGGTCAGCAGCGCCACCCGCTGGTCCGTCCACTCCGCATTGGCCACATGCCGGTTCGTCGCCGCGGCGAGAAGCCATTGGTGCGCCGTCGCGCGGCGCTGTCTGTCATCAATCCCGTACAGAGGGGGCTGGGCGTTGGTCGTCACGGCGCAGGCTCACCTTCGGCATCGGCGTTCCAGGTGGGTCTGGCCCGGCAGCGCAGCGCGGGGCGTGCGCTGCCGGGCCAGAACTTGGAGGGTGGTGCGTTCTCGAAGCAGCAGCGCCGACATGACGGAGCGTCGGACACTGGTGTTAGGAAACTCGCCTTCCGGAACCGGTGGCCATCTCCGATGCAGCCACCGCATACGGATATGCAAGGAGCGCATACGAAGCGGGTACGTCCTATGCGGCAGTACGTAGCTTGGGAGGAGCACGCGGTGGATTGGTCCGGGAACAGGCAACTCAGAGACGCCTCCCGGGAAGGCGACTACGGCCAGGTCATCAAGCTGGCTCGCAAGGCCTTAGCCCTCACCCAACGTCAACTGGGCGACGCCTGTGGCCTGTCCCAGTCCGCGGTGTCCCGCCTCGAAGACCGAGGCGTCGGCACCTACAACATGAACCTCCTGGCGAGCGCGGCCAGCCACCTCGGTATCCCTCCGAACCTGGTCGGCCTCGCCGACTACGACCGGAACGGGAACAGTGCGGTGGAACGTCGCAGATTCCTGGCTGACGTCGGCGGAATCGCTGCGACAGCCGCCATACCTCAACAGCAGCCACCCGTCCGCCCCGAATGGGACAGCGGACAGGCAGCGGCCCTACGCGTAGCCACGGCCGCCTTCCGCCGCCTGGACGCCACAGTCGGCTCCAGAGACCTGCAGGAGACCGCACAATCCCACCTGCGGCTCATCCAGCGCGTCGCCTCACAGGCCCCCGACGCCACGCACAAGACGCGCATGGCGGCCGTCGGCTCCGAAGCGGCGTCCCTGGTGGGCTGGCTTGCCTGGGACATGGCCGACCACGGCTCGGCACGCACCTGGTACGGCTCCGCCATCAAGGCCGCACGCGCCGCCGACGACCCGCTGCTCGCCGCCTACCAGACCGGCAGCCTCGCCCAGTTCGAGGTGGAGGCGGGCAACGTCGCCGAGGGCCTGCGACTGGTGGCCCGGGCCCGCCGACAGCTCGGCAGGGACGTACCCGCGATCGCGTCGGCCTGGCTGGCGTCGATCGAAGCCGTCGCGCACGCCACCGCCGGCGACGAGCGTGCCACCGAACGGGCGCTGCGCTCCTGCGAGCAGCACACCGAACGGGTACCCCGCGAAGACCCGCCGCCGTGGCCATGGGTTTTCTCCTTCGACGAGCGGAAGGTCATCTCCTGCCGCGTGGTGTGCGGCGCCCGCCTGGGCCGCTCCCGCTGGCCTCTGTCCCCACAAGACGTCGCCACCGCCCTGTCTTCCGGCCACGAGAAGCAGCGGGCCCTGCTCATCCTCGACGTCGCCACCGGCCACCTGACATCAGGCCGACTCGACTCCGCGTTCGGCCTGGCCATGCAGGCAGTGAACGACGGCGTCCGGCTGAAGTCAGGGCGCGTGGTGGAGCGGGCTCGCGCCTTCCGTCGCGCCTATGCCGCGCCGACACCGCCCGGTATCGTGCGCGACTTCGACACCCTGCTGCACGACACCTACCTGTGAGGGGGAGCCAGCATGCGCCTAGGCATCACGGGCCACCGGGGTCTGTCCCCGCAGGTCGAAGCCCAAGTCCGTGCCGACCTCACCAAGGTCATCGACGCCTTCGACGACGAGGACCTGGTGGCCATCAGCTGCATCGCCGACGGCCCCGACTCCTGGTTCGCACAGGCCGTGCTCGAGCAGGGCGGCCGCCTGGAGGCAGTCATCCCGGCGGCCGAGTACCGCGAGAGCCTGCCCGACTGGCACCACCCGGTGTACGACGAGTTGATGGCCCGCGCCGTCGACGTCCACGACACCGGCATGAAGGAGTCAACGTCGCAGGCCCACCAGGCGGGCAGCGAAATCGTGGTGGGCCTCGCGGACCAGATGATCGCCGTGTGGGACGGGCAACCGGCCCGCGGTTATGGCGGCACCGCCGACGTCGTCGCCTACGCGCGCCGTGTCGGCGTACCCGTGCACATCGTGTGGCCCGAAGGCGCCACAAGGGACTGATTCAGCAAAGCACGCCGGGCGGATACCTCACGACCTGCCGGGCTACCGGATTCCAGACCCATATCTCGCTCTCCTGCCACAGGCGCGGAAGGACTCTCTCCTCCTCGCAGAAGGGATCCGTGCACCCGGCGCACAGCGTGCCTTGGTCCATGTGCATGAACAGGCCGTTACCGACCAGGGACGGACGCCAGTTCAGGTCACCGACGAGGACGGCTCTGAGGTTGTACAGCTCCATACCGGCAGCCCCACCGGGAGCTGGCACCCGCCACTCCCGTTCGTGCATCCAGGTCGAGCCGAGGCCGGTCCGAACGGCCCAGTGCTCCAACCCAGCCGCACGGAACTCGTCGTAGACCTCATCCGGCACGTACGCGACCGCCCCACCGCCAGCCTCCAGCAAGCCCTCGCGCGGGACCACGATCCCCCAGGGCTCGAAATGTCGGTCAGCGATGAGGTGAGCGAGGTGGTTGGCAGGGCTTTCCGAGAAACATACACAGGCGCGCGCCACGCCGTAGGGAGGGAAGGTGCGCAACGTCTCGCTCACCAGTATCGAGTCCAGCCGCTGGCTGGCCGTCATCGCCCGAACGCCCGGCGTAGCGCCAGGCCCCGGCTCCCGCCCTCTGCTGGTGAAATGCACCAGCTCATCACTCTGCGCAGGCCCCACCGCGCCCAGGTTGAACAT